AATGCTGGAATCGAACCAGCTAGTTTGTTTTTTGCTGAACCTACTCTAAAACTTTCAAAAATAACAGGATGGTTGTTCTGTGATTTTCGGTTTACTCTAACCGGAGTGCAATTGAACCACTCAAACCCTTGATGGAGTACCATCATCTTTCTGTCTTTCCAGAGTCATTATTTAATTCGGCTTCATTGCCTAGCTACGTAATTACACCTTACGGTGGTCCTCCTCTAGTAGCGACTCTTTAGTACGTAAGTATTATTGAGTGCTGAATCCATCCTAAAAAACTTTAATAATCTCCATATAAAGATTATATCACGTTAAGTGTAACTTGGCAAGACTTTTCTTGCATTGTTGCCGAAAAACAACATGGTGTCCTCGACAGGAATCGAACCTGTATCCCATTCTTAGGAGGAAAGTATTCTATCCATTGAACTACAAGGACGGTGGAGGAAGAAGGAGGAATTGAACCCCGACCAGCATCAGCCAGTCTTCCGCTTTCCAGGCGGACGTAGGAACCATCCTACTGCATCTTCCGTGGTGCCTCAGAGGGGATTCGAGCCCCTAAAATCCAGTGTTTGAGACTGGCACGTATACCGATTCCGTCACCGAGGCAAAAAGTAATACTTTGGTGCTCCCAACAAGAATTGAACTTGTGTTTCACCCTTACCAAGGGTGTGTAATGCCATTATACTATGAGAGCATATTTAAATTGGTGGGCTGTCAGAGAATCGAACTCTGTTCTTCCGGTTAAGAGCCGGTTACTTCACCAATTAAGTTTACAACCCATATTGAAATACACTTTACCACGGTTTTCACGTGCGAATACCCTATCCTTTCGGACCTTACTTACTGTCTTTGCGACATTGTTATTAACGTTTCACCGGTCTACTAGGTTAATAATTACGGGGTTTTAAAATGTACTTCAATATGGTGCGTCCTAGAGGGATCGAACCTCTTTCCACGGTGCTTCAAACCGTTGCTATGACCACATCAGCTAAAGACGCAAATGACACACTACTTATCACATTGTACGCCGAGTGTCATGGCGATTGTTGGTACCCCGTGTCAGACTCGAACTGACATACTCCCACTTGTAAGGAGGGCGCTTGAACCTCTCAGCTACCGAGGCATTATTCGAATACGGCAATTACATCATCGATGTGAATCCGATAGGTTTCTTTTTCAATTTTATATGCTTTGTTCCAATTTAGCAATAGTTCATCACCAATATTTACCGAATCATCGGCAGTGGCAATAACAACTGCACGATCAGGTTCAAGTGATGTTTGAAGAATAATTCCACCCGTAGAAACATTCTCAGGGATTTTTCTTTCAACAATAACATTTTTATTCAAGGGAACATAAGCCATAAAATATCCTTTTAAGTTGGGGAGAAGTACGGGAATCGAACCCGTGATATCGGAATCACAACCCGAGGTTTTACCACTAAACTAACAACTCCATAAATCTGGAGCGGGATGCGAGGATCGAACTCGCAACTGAACCTTGGCAAGGTCCCGTGTTACCACTAGCACCAATCCCGCAAGAGAACTAGACCGTACTTTCGCAGAGGGTCTAGCCGTGTTTAAGCGCCAACCATTTCTTGTTCAGCCAGAATCCGCTTGAGACGGTCTGCACAGAAAGAAGCGGCAGGTGCATCTGGTTTTACCATTGGTGTCATGTTACATGTACCTTTGATATAACCAATTGCTTGTTGAACAACACAAGAAGAACCATGTTCATCGGACTTGTTAAGGTCTAGGTGAACTTCAACATGACGGTCTTCCAATACATCCTGCATTTCTTGAAACAGTTCGGATACTTTGTACACTTCTGTCATCAAACGCATTGCAGGCTTGGACTTCTTGTGGTCATAATCTAATTCACGGTCAACAAATCCGAAGATTTTACAACCGTGACAACCATCGATATGAACCACGACAGCCAAAGCGTAATCCGCATACCAAACTCCGTTCACACGCATACGTTCGGAGTCTGCACCAAGGTAGACACGTGTATCAGGACCTTGAGCCACAATAAAATCTTTTACTTTTTGGATATCGAAATCTCTCATATCATTTCCTTATTTGGCACCCCGACTAGGACTCGAACCTAGACTTACGGTTTTGGAGACCGCAGTGCTGCCATTACACTATCGAGATATTATTTTTTAACTTCTTGAGTTTCCTGATTGTATCTGGTTATTTTATCCATCTCTGAATTTAACCCGATACGTTCAAATGCTTCATCTTCAATTTTTTGATCCTCGATTACCCGTGGATCTTTTCTAAAGATTGCATCCCAATTCTTAGAGTATTCATCTTGCGAAACACTATAAGGTCTGGGTGACGAACCTTTTCCACCATCACTCATACAATCTTCCTTTTATGTCTTTTTGTTGAGCCTTGCGTTCTGTTTTCCAGAACACACGTTTAAAATCTTTGAGGTGTTTCCACCACTGCGGAGCACCAGTCAGATTGCCTTGTTTAACATTAGCCATTTGAAACTCCTAAAATTTGGCCGGTCCTGAGAGAATCAAACTCCCACTTCAACGTTCGTAGCGTTGTGTAATATTCATTTTACTAAGGACCGAAATTGGTGGTGCTAGAAGGTACCGAGCCTTCCTCATCGGCTTATGAAACCGTTACGCATCCGTCTACGTCATAGCACCATATAGAAACACACTAACGACATAGGCAATTGGATCTCCCTGTCTGACCGAACCAACTTCGGTAATGTGTTTTTATATGGTGGAAGTACGGGGAATCGAACCCCGAACTGTAACTTGCAAGGCTACTGCGTTCCCAATTACGCCATACCCCCATAAACAACAGAATAGTTTTTGCGTTTTCAATTACAAGTTGAATGCTTTTTATTTGCTGAACCTATTCTAAAACTGGCTCCCCAGCGTGGGATCGAACCACGGACACCTTGATTAACAGTCAAGTGCAACTACCGCTGTGCTACTGGGGAATAAACTTGGTCTCGATGGCAAGAATCGAACTTGCGCTTCATGGTCCCAAACCACGGGTGATGCCATTTCACTACACCGAGAAAACTGGAGCAGTCGCTACGATTCTCACGTAGATATTGGGTGGACCCCAACACGGTTAATATCCGACTGCATAAAACTTGGAGCGGAGTGAGAGAATCGAACTCTCAACAACAGATTGGAAATCTGTAGTTTTACCATTAAACTAACCCCGCAAAATACTTGGTGCCCCATGACAGAATCGAACTGCCGTAACCTGATTACAAAACAGGTGTAATACCATTATACTAATAGGGCGAAACTGGTAGCGGGTGTTGGATTCGAACCAACGATGCTCCTGGCTTATGAGACCGGAGTAGTGACCAGACCTTACCCGCAACAAAACTTATTATAACATACTTTATATATGTTGGCAACTGGTGGAGCCTGAAGGAATCGAACCATCCGCCAACCACCCTCCAATTAAAGGCAACGGATTTACAGTCCGCTGAAGGGAACAGGCTCCAAAAAATACAACAGGATTCGCTTTTTTTCCATTAAAAGTAGAATTTTTATTTGCTGAATGAATCCTAAAACTTGGTCCTCTCGACAAGAATTGAACTTGTGATAACCGCTTATCAAGCGGACGTTATACCATTTAACTACAAGAGGAAAACTAACTGGCGGTCCTAAGGGGTAACGATCCCCTTCTTCTGGCGTGACAAGCCAACGTGCGTCCATGAACACTTTAGAACCAAAAACTGTGGCATTACGAACTTTAGCCGTATCTCTAACGTGGATACCGATAGAACATCTGGTGATGCCCCGTAATTATACCCGTCACACACCTTTTGTGTGAATTGACAGAAAGTTTTTGCTTTCCGATTTGGTGCCTCAGAGGAGACTCGAACTCCTAAAATTTGGTTTCTAAGACCAACACGTATACCAATTCCGTCACCGAGGCAAATTGATTTGGTAGGGGCACAGAGAATTGAACTCTGGTCTACCGGTTAAAAGCCGGTTACTTTACCACTAAGTTATACCCCCATATTACCATTAGTTTAGTGTTATCGTGCCGATTTGTCAACAATGTAGCTAACACTGACAAGCGAATAACAGTTATATCAGACAGTGTTGGTCGCACCCTTACTGTCGAGTAGTCACAGCGTCCTGTGACGATACCTTGATAACACTAAACTAATGGTACACCGTACGGGTAACGATCCCGTCTAGTCACCTTGAAAGGGTGATGACCTCACCTGAAGTCGAACGGTGTACAAAAAATTACACTTAACTTTTTAAAGAACAACTGATTGATTTCTCAATTCATGGATGAATTATAGCACAACCAGCAACTTTGTCAACAACTATTTTCATGTTGTTGCAAAAATACAACACATCTTGGAGTCGGTGACAGGAATCGAACCTGCATAAAACGGATTTGCAATCCGTTCCCTAGCCTTTCGGGTCACACCGACATTAATTTGTTTACTTCTTTCTGCATCATCATATGTGGCACATTAAGAAATATTCCTGGACTTTGTTGACCTCTACCAGAGTCATCAAAATAATTTTTGTATCTTACATTGTATTTGTCGAAGTTAACATCCACAGTTTTGTATGCACCAATCGTTAGTACATATTCTGGTTTCTTTAACTTCATCTTTAACAATGTTGATATCGTTTCAGCACCTTTACTGAATCCATACAGTTGATGTGGAACTTCCAATAATCTGATTGCTTGTATAGCATCATTTACTTGGTTCCAATCGTATGTTTTACTGCAATAACCGGTTCGTTTGACATACACATTAAATGCTTCATTGTCAAACTGATTGTTTAGTCCTTTAAAACCAAACACATAACCAGTACATGCGTACACAGTAATCGGTAAAAACAATGTAAGTGGCAATAATGCACACCTAAACATTCTTTTTCCTCCAGCTTTTGTTCTCATCACGGCGCATTGTCCAGTCATAAGAACTTCCGTCTGGTAAAACTTTATCTTTGATATCATCAACACCAAAACGTCCCACAATTTCTGTGGTTCCATCAGTGATAGTCACAAACTCATTCATATGCTTGGCAATGTTCATTGCTTCAGCAAGTGTGAGAACTTTAAATGTTTCTTCTTTACCTATTACTTTGTATATCATATAATCCTTTTGGTACCTCGACTGAGAATCGAACTCAGATGAACCAATTATCTGTTGCTTACGGGATATAAATCCGCCGTTTTACCATTAAACTATCGAGGTATTGGTGGAGAGTCTGGGAGTCGAACCCAGTGACCTCATTCCTGAAGCCTGCGGTTTAGCAAACCGGTGCATTACCGTCCTGCCCACTCTCCAATTCTTCGATTCTATTTGCCGCTTCTTCTAACAAATCTGCAATTCTATCTGGCTTACCTTCTTGAACAGATTTCCTATCTTGTATTTGTCTGCGAATCTCAGCACGTTTTCTCAAACGATAAACTAAATTTTCGTTCATAAGAACTCCTAAAATTGGTGGAAACGGTGAGATTCGAACTCACGGACCCATTTCTGAATCGACAGTTTTCAAGACTGTAGCAATAAACCGGACTCTGCCACGTTTCCTATGCTTGTATATCTACGTTTTGACCCTTAACATCAGGTCTGATTTGACCGTGTTTATCATAAAGGTATTGTACAATCTCTACAACTTTTTTATCGGTTGCAGGATCAATTAAAGTCTTATATACTGTTTTGCGATATTGGTCATAAACCATATCCCAACTATTTGTTATGCTTTGTACTATCATAGATATATTTCTCCATATAAAAACACACTAGACCCCGTTAGTATGTTTTTATATGGCACCCGAGGTAGGAATCGAACCTACAATATCAGAGTCAAAGTCTGGTGTGTTACCACTACACTACTCGGGATCAAATTACACTTAACTTTTTAAAGAACTGTGTGTATTGTACATGACTCCTAATCTTTGTCAATACACTTGTTGTAAGATTACAACACTTCCAAACAAAAAACCCTCAGATTTTTTAGGTCTGAGGGTTGTGAAACTTTAGTTTACTTTTAAGGTTTACCTTGCTCCACTACCCCCAACTCCGTGCGCCCATGACTGATTATCGCTACCAATAAATGGTGTGCGATACTCGCATGTTAACAAAGAGGGTTTCGATATGAGGAACAAAATTTATCTCCGATAAAAATTAAATTGTAACATTATATAGGCTTCTTGGCAATAGATTTGTGGTATTTTTTAAAAATATTTTTAAATATTTTCCCACTTACCATGTTCGATAGGCACCCAATGTTCTGGATCACGGACAATTTCAAATGTTGTTGGTGGCCATGTAATTGCGTGGCGTTGAAGTTGTGTCTGCACCAGATGTTCTGGATTATATTTGATACCTTCATTGTAGAATCTATCAAAATTAACTACAGCATCAGCATAGATGGACATTGCATATGGGAGTCCAATTGCAAATTGGTCATTGAAGTTTGGTACATAGCCGTAACGTTGATTGTTTGGAATGTATATTGTGTTTGGTGATTTTAATAAACACTCATGTGCCAATTTCAAATCAATTGGCTCACTCAATCCTAAATCTGTGCGGGAACGAATTACCAAATCATATGCGTCAAGTTCTCTACGCCACAAATCACAATACTGAAGACACTTGTATTGTTGCCAAACATTTTTTGGTGTACTGTTATACGGCTCATATTCTTTAGGCAATTCTTCAAATGTGGAAGGATCAAGAACTTCGATGAACTTGATTTTATACCAAGGAGGAAGATGTGCTTGCAGTTTGTCTCTGACTTCTCCCGCAGATTTTAAATCACACCAATTTTTGGATATTTTTGGGTCCCATCCGAATTCTCTACGCCAGAATACGATGTATACATCGATAGCTGATTTGGTTAGATTTTGGAGTTGTGAATCAAAGTCTATTGAGAATCGTGGATTACCCGTTAGAAGTAGTGCTGTTTTCATTTGTCAAGTATTTCCATTTTATATCTTCTTTTTTTATTGGTGCATCAGGATTACTGATACCTTCAAATACATCCCATAATTCTTCTTTGACCGCAAACTTAGTCCACAGTCCAGTTTCTAAACTATATGCTTCCAATTCCCACGGATGTTGATAGTAATCTATAGCATCAGCATCAATTGAAATTCCTTTCCATTTGGAAAGAGTTTCGTTTGTTTCGCCGTGTGCAAACTGTTTGATATGAACCATTTCATGTGCAAGTGTTTTTAATATTTCTGCGGCACCAAGCCATGGATGTACTTCAATCATGAATTCTCTTGCCTTGTTTGAGGCGTTATATTCTTCTATTGAAGCAAGTGCCCAAACAGTTAATTTTGGATTGAACTTGACTGTCAGATAAATGTTATCTCTTAGTCTTTTGGAGTGTATCAGATTTTGAGCGTAAAATTCTACAGCCCTTTCAACAAAGGGTTTGAAATCTTTATCCGGACAGTTGAATATTCTGACCTTCATGTTATCTCCAGTTGCTATCAATATTTAGTCACTGGAACATTTCATATTATGAAATTAAACTTGAGTTATTTGTACACCCGATTTTTCGAGGAACGTAACGCCATCAGTATTCCGATAAGAGTTCCGATATAGAACACTGCTAATGCCACTTTGGTAGATAAGTTTGGCACAGTCCAAACATGGAGCGTGGGTAATGAACATAGTAGCACCCAAACCAGATTCTGTAGATTTAGCCAACTTGGCAATTGCGTTTGTTTCAGCATGAAGTACCTCAGGTTTGGTTTTCAATTCTTTAATTTCTCTTTGCGGAATACCATCAATTACGGCAACAACCAATTCTTCTTCACAGTTGTTGTCCCAACCGGAGGGCATTCCGTTGTAACCAATAGAAATGATGCGGTCATCTTTTACGACAATCGCACCAACATGAAGCCTACGTGCTGAAGACAGTTCTGCGAACACCTCAGCCGTTTTCATATACGCATCAATAAATTTTTGTTTCATTTACTTTGTTCTGCTAAGATTTTATAACCTTTGCCTGTTGGGTGAACACCATCACCACTCATATGGTCTTTGGGTCTAGGTAGTACAGTATCACCATACTCACTTGCAATTTTCATTATTGCTTCGTGTGGTACAGGCTTTCGATCTTTACCTGGATCAATCCAAAAGACACGTTTACCTTTAATGGCTTCACGCATCTTTCTTAACTCGATTTCAGTTTTTACACCTTTGTGGTCATTAGCACCAAGACTGATAACAATATTTTCATAGGGTTTAGTTGTAGCCTGTGCGAGGTAATCTTTGTTCCATTGCCAAGAGTTCCAACCACCTCTTGAATAACTAACACATTCAGGTCGATACATTGCTGTACCAACCGCAATACTGTCACCAATCACCATGCAATCAATCATAGAACCTCATAATCTTCTTTACCAACACCACATTCAGGACATTCAAATGTGTCTGGCAATTCATCCCATTTACCTTCTACTGTTTCATCGTGGACATGTCCACATACAATACAAATGTGATCCATTATAGTTTCTCCAATACTTGTTTATATGCATTAGCGTGACGTTCTTCAACTTTCTTCAAAGCATTAAAACGCTTATTTGCTTTAACTAGCAATGCTTTAAATGCTTGAGCATGTTCATTAGATTCACGACCTTGTTCATTGAATTCTTTTACAGCCTCAATGTTTTGTTCTGCTTTTGCAATGTATTCAAATTGTGGATACATCTCTGTGAATTCATATGTTTCACCTGCAATAGCAAGTTCTAAGCATTCTTTAGTAGTTGGTTTGCCCACTAAGAGTTCTAAATGTCCCCATGCATGTTTAATTTCTTGGTCGGCTGTTTCTTCAAAATGTTTTGCAACATCTTCAAAACCTTCAGCACGTGCCAATTTGGCAAAATAGCGATACTTGATGTGAGCCATCGACTCACCTGCTAAGGCCTTTTCTAAGTTAGCCAGAGTTACAGATTTATGTTCTGTCATATTCATCCTTATTGTTAAATGGTCCGGCGTGCAGGAATCGAACCCACATTCAAGGTGTAGAAGACCTTTGTATTATCCATTATACGAACGCCGGGTAAATTATTTAGTGTAGTCGATCTTATGAATGAGTTTATCTGCATCCATCCAGTAAGAACAAAGTTCAGACTTATCATCCTTTAGACGATTAATCATATCAGTCACACCTTCACGTGTGATTCCACGACCTTCGATAATTTGTTCACCGAGGAATTTTTGAGTTACTTCATCAAAGTCACGATTGTGTTCAGTCATAACCAATTCATCGTATGCATGTTCAAGGCTTTCCGCCTCGATAACATACTTGTTACGAAAAGTAGTCAACACATCAATCTCAAATAACGGCATAGTCAAAGTCCTTTAATAACTTAGTAAGTAAATTTTCACGTTCAATACCCATCACTTCATCCAACATACGCTTCAACAAATCAATTTGACCTTGTTTCCATTTACGATCCTCCAAACTATAAGATGAATTCATAATGTCGGTATGCCAAAGGATTTCAAACTCAAGATAATTGAGAACAACATCCTTTGACATATTAAACCTCAATAAATTGTAGTGTGAAATTATCTGCTTGGTCTTCGTAGTTAACATAACCACGTGGATTAGCAACAATGCGTGTAGAACCAATCATGTAATCAAAATTATGATGAGTGTGTCCATGTGTCCACAGTTTGATTTGTGGATGATCCAAAATAAATTCAGACAAGTCTGAACTGTAAGCACCATTCACCATCACATCGTTTTCATACTGTGGCTTCGTTGATTGCTTAGAAGGAGCATGATGACCAACAACGATCCAATTTTTAAGTGAATGTGAGCCGATTGCTTCTTTCAATGCAACCAAAGTAGCCTTGTGTTCACTCACAGATTTTTCTGGAGAAAACTTAGCTGGACGTGTATGAAATTGTTGACTAACAATATTGCTGTAGTCTGTGCTTCCATCTTCTTTTGTACCATAAACAGGAGATTTAAAATGAACAACTTCATCACTGTCCTGAATGATACGATAATCGTTCATGTAACCTTTGATACCGTACAGTGTTTGTGGATCTTCTTTGTTCATGTCAGTCCATAGACTGCCACCAAAGAACATGTTACCACCAATCTCAACGAATTCTTTTTCTAGAATGTGTAGATTGACCAGATAACCAAGATTATCACGGAGAGTTGTAAGAGACTTAGCAAAATCACCGTGATAGTGTTCATGATTTCCGAGGATGTAAATAACATGAGGAAATCTTGCAGAACATTCTTGAAAGAATGTATGAATTTGGTTAGATTTATCATTCTCACCTCGGAGATTATAAGTATCACGGGTATAAACATCCTTGGCAACACAAATGTCACCAGACAAGATTAGAACTTCCGCATTTTCGGTGTTCTCCAAGGAAATTGTACCAAATTCCAGGTGAACATCGGAACAGAGAGCGACTTTCATTTTATTTTCTCCAAAGAATCTTTACGCATATAATGTATAGTTTGTGTTGCATTTGATGGTGGTTGTTTTACAACAGGCAGAAATATTACACCATCAATCTCTTTGGAAGGCCAATGAGAAAAGGTGTAATATACTTCGGTTTGATGTAGTGCATTCCGTAGTTTAATGGGTTTTTCGGTTTTCATAATCTAATCAACATAATTAAAAAACAAACTGCAAGAATTCCAAAAGTAAACGTCCGACCCAATAGTGCGCCTAGGAATGCACCTAAAACAAAAAGACTATATGAGGATAAGAAGATTTCCATGTTAGAATCCAAGTTACTTACAAGGATTCTAACAGACTTCTGTTACTTTGTCAAGTCTTGTGTTGTATTTTTGCTACAACCAATTTCGATTTTACGTGGTTTCTTTTCTTCTGGAATGATGTTTACCAGATTGATGACCAGTAGACCGTCAGCAATATCAGCATCTTTAACAACAATGGTATCAGAAAGTACAAATTTGTGGGAAAAATCCCTTGTACCAATACCACGGTGTAGATACTTATCGGAAGTCCTTGCGGTCTTGATTGCTCCATTCACGTAAAGTTTTCCACCTTCCGATGTGATTTCAATTTCATCACGTTTGAAACCCGAAACGGCAATTTCAATTGTGTAGTTTTCATCATCCTCTTTGAGGATATTATATGGAGGATAGGTTTGAACTTTAGCACCTTGTGTCAGAAGATTGTCAAATTCTTCAAAGGTACTTAGAAGTCGGTCGAAACCGACAGTGGATGGAAGCAAAGATTTGCCATACGGCAACGATAGATGTGTCATAGTTTTCTCCTAAAAGCGAGTTAAAAAATTGATACCCCGAAGGCATATCATCCAGCTTACCTTATACTGGTCCGAACTTTCGTGTCGGAGGTGTAATTACACGGACGCCTTTAACCGTAGCATCAAACAGCCCTAAGGTGGGCTCTTTTTTATTTATCCACGGATTGTGGTTTTTTACCTATGTTGTACTTTGGTACCAATTGCCAATCATTCTTTTCCTTATGTGAAAGAATTTTTACCTGAGACAAGGACACAGTTGGCTCCACAGTCTGGTCTTTATTGACAATCTTGATAAGTTCCCAATCTTCCAATAGATTGGTAACAGTATTTCTCCGAGCAATATCATTCTCGGTCAGGTCTGTTGGCTTACCATCCAAGGAGAATAGTTCTTTGAAGTGTACAATATAATACTTGCCTTGCTTATGCAGAATGTGGCAAGATTGATATAAAATCTTTTCTTTTTTTGATGCTACACCAATGCGTGTAAGTGTTTCTCGGACCTTTAGGAAATCATCCTTTTCATTCAAGGTCACCTCTACCATGTCTTCTATTTTAATCATTATTTTTTCACTCCGCCTTTTTCTAATTTTTCTTTTATCAAAGCGATTTGTTGATCCGATAGAATGCGTAGGGCTTCTTTGGCCTTTTCATCAGAATAACCAAAATACTCCTTAACACAATCTAAATCCTTGATGACCGCCTGCTTTTGCCAAGATTGAAACTTACGTTTCATCGGTCTAATTGTATTTAGAAGATATTGGTATTGTAGTGTTTTGGGTACACTGTGACTCTTATTCAATTCATTTACATATAGAATGCAATCAGGTTGATATGAAAGGGAACGATTAACAAGAAAGGGTTTGTATGCTTCAAAATCTAATTCTTCTTGAGAAAACTTGTTACGTTTGTTCAGTATAATTTCGACAAAATCAAAAGGACTCATATCAACCTCACTTGAAAGTGCAATCGGCCATGAGTTCTGTAAGAAATGCCATTAGATTGATTTCTTGATCCGCAACGAATGCGGCTTGATACTGATATTTTGCCAGATGTAATACAGCTTGTGGAATACTATCAGGAGTCATAGAGTCGTACAAAGACTCATAGATTTTCCTGAAGATGGATGCTGAATCCGAATCGATGTTATTGATTACCCACTTACGTGCAGTACCAAAGTCTTTTTCTTTCACCGATTTAATGAGGTCTGAGATTTGCAAATCAGCAACTGCGGCAAGAATACCCTTGTCGATTGTACCACCAACAGCATATCTCTGTAGTTCGTTTAGAACACGGCGGTTATCTGGAAAGTGTTTTGTGATGACAGATGCAACAACTTGCTTATCGTAAACAATAGCTTCTTGTTCAAGAATCCATTCCACACGCTTGAAGAATTGTGCGGCCATCTTAGCTTTTTGTCCGTTTTGAATCTTAAATTCAACAACAGAACAACGAGAATGTAACGGATCAATGATACGATTCTTGAAGTTACATGTAAAGATGAAGGAACAATTAACTGCAAATTCTTCCATAGCACCACGGAGTGCGGGTTGTGTAGAATTTGGATTTAGATAATCAGCTTCATCGATAATGATGACCTTGCGGCCACCAGAAAGGCTCATTGACGAGGCATAGTTTTTAATCTTGTTTCGGAATGTGTCAATACCGCTTTCGTCCGAGCCGTTGATGACGATGTAATCACATCCGACTTCCTCACATAGTGCCTTCGCAATCGTTGTTTTTCCGACCCCTGCGGATCCAGCAAGTAACAAATTTGGGATTTCTTTTCTGTTGACATATTCTTGAAACGTAGATTTAATAGACTCTGGAAGAATACAGTCTTCAATTTTATGAGGACGATACTTTTCCACCCACAACATTTGTTCGCTCATTCAAATTCTCCATAATATAAAACATCATTGTATCAAATTTTACGCCAAGAGTCATTCTCTTTGACGTATAGTTTACCATCAGGACCTGGTACAATATTCACCGCAACACGTTTTTCAGTACCAGGTTTGTAATTTGGACCTGCACTAATAACATAATAGTTTCCATAAGTACTCTGTTGCGGTGGCAATTCTTCACCATATGTTGCCTGCAATTGCAATACAGGTTTACCTTCAAGTTGTTTTTCCAACTCAGCAGTTGGTAGTTCATCTTGTTTATAAACAATTCGTTCTTTGACTTGTTTATAACCTTCAACACCAACTGCGAGTAGACCAACCAGCCCTAGACTTTTTGCGAAACTTCTACGGCTTGTTGGATTCATTTTGTTTCAGTCATGCCAATATAGAGTGCTTCGAATTCATTGTCTTCGGTCACTTCTTCTTGGAAAGATTGTTTGTGATGTGTCTTTGCCATGCGGCGGAGAACTTTTTTAGGAATCTTGAAGTTATCATAGAGTGCATCGATAACATCTTTGATAGCTTCTTTGTGTGAGTCAATTACCGACATTTCGTTAGAAATTTCAGAGAGTGCATCACGAATAGATTTGAGTTGGTTCTCATCGAAAGAACCATAGAGAGTAGTCACAGCAGTCATAATTATCCTTCGTACTTAGAACCAGTTTCAGTAGTCACCCAATACTCAACAGGTACAGTTGTACTCTTAAAGTGACCAATGCCTTTAGATGCGATGGTAACTCCATACGCACCGGGAACAAAACGCAGATTTTCTGTAGCAAAGACCATGCGATACTTTGCACCGGTTACAGCAACGTTCAGTTGTGTTGAGTTAACGTGTGACGCATCATCTTTTGCATCGAATGTTTCAATGCTGATTGTTTCACCATCAGAAACGAATGCGATGTTGGGTGAACCAAGTGCAGATGCAACTTTAGAAATCCATTCTAGGTCTTGTGCATCAAGAGAAAACTTAATCTCTGCATTGTCCATCGAGATAGTTTTATCTGGTGGAACAAGAATAGTTTCTTTGGCCGCTTTACGATACTTGGTGCTAGAACGACCACCAAGACCTTTGATGACAATGTTCTTATCTTCAACCTCAATTTCAGGCTGTGCATCACGTGCGAGTGTGAGTGTGCCCAAGAAATTGTTCAGATCGTGAATACCAAATTCAGCTTCGAACGTGTCGGTTAATTCTGCTCTTGCAAGAATGTTTTTTTGTTTTGAGATAGTTTCAATTACATTACCAGGTTTAACAAAGATACCTTCATTAATCGTGGCAAAGTTTTTCAAAATACTCATTGTATTTGTGGAAAGTTTCATAATAATACTCCTTAAGTAGGTTCACGAATTATATCAGTTCCGAAGGAACTAATCAAGCAATTCTTCAAATTTTTCTTCAAATCTTCCAGACTTCCATCATTGTCGATAGTGTGGTCAATATCACCTCCAACCCATCTCCATTCTGATTCATGTACACCAGATTGGTCAATCATAAACGCTTCAGCTTTGTGGTCACCACGATTAGCCTTTGATGCAATTTCATACCAGTGCGGTGTGATACCACGTTTAATCTCAATTAATGTACCGCCATATCTATTAATGAATTGAATTTCATTTTGAAATCTAACATCAGTGATAACATAATTTTGTTCAGGTGCGTTATCGATATAATTCTTTAACTTAATCACCCAAAAATCTTTATGAAATACATCACGACCAACTTCTGTGCCCATGAGTTGAAGTGCTAGACGGGGAGTGAATTCTTTTCCGAATTCATAAGACCAGAAATCATCGGGTTTTTCTCGCCACTCACGTGAATGTTGAGTGTCACCTTCAAGTAAGTGACGAGGCCAACCAAACATTTCTGCTGTAACATCCTTAACACCTTTTGCAAAGGAGATAGGAGTAAACCCCATATCTTTAAGAATGTCGCCTGCGGTACCTTTACCTGAACCAATGAATCCAAGTAAACCAACAATCATTACATTTCACCAACAAAGTTTGCTACTGCTGGCATGTCACCTTGGAAGTGATATGTTCCAATGTGTGTAGTACGCATCCATGGACAGAGCCAGATTTGACCACCCATGTTACGCCACCATTGACAGAACATGTAGTCTTCTGAGAGATAACGCTCAGACTTTGGATCAATCACGGTATCAAAGTATGCATGAATGTAACGTGAGCCATCAAAGTGTGCTTGACCAACGTGGTCTGGCTTGTACTTGAGATGTGGATATTGTTCCGCAAACTTAGGGAACACTTCACGCTTAATCATCATAAAGCCTGTACCAATTTCCATAACCTCAAGTGGTTCAGAAACGGAGAACTGTGCAGTACCTTTTACTGGATTGAAAACGTAATCACCAGTAACCTTTTCAAGCGTTCCAGGTTCAATGTCCGGATGCATTTGAACCGCTTTCTTTACGTTGCCCCACTTGATAGCCTTCTTAGGATAAGGACCACCAATAACATCTTTGTCAAGAGCCAACATTGCGATAACATCTTGTGGGTTGAAATTGATATCAGAATCAATAAACAACATATGTGAGCAATCAGAACGATTTAGGAATTCATCCACCAAATAGTTTCTTGCACGTGTAATCAAAGACTCATTAAACAAGAATGAGAATTTAACTTCGATTCCATATTGAATACACATACCTTGAAGGTCAAGACATGCTTTCATATAGAGTCCATGGTTTTGCCCACCATACATTGGTGTGGCTACAAACAGCTTATGTTTTCTAAGTTCTTCTGTTTTGATTGAAATTTCCATTTGTACTCCAAAAATAAAAAAAAGGAGAGACCACTAAGAAATGGTACTCTCCCGTATCAAACCAGTATTAAGCGGTTTGTGGACGAACGCCCATAGCACGGCATTGTGCTTTGAAAGACTTGGAAGGAGTTCCAAGACGATAAACAGCAACCTTAGAGCCATCAGCACGTGACTTAATGTTGGTGTAGATAGCATAACCTTCGTTACGCAACTCAGAAATACGAGCGGCAACATTGGTAACACCAAATCGTGAGCGAGCCTGTGCTACGCTGAATGTGTTGTAACCTTCCTTCTTGGTCAAGGTTTGCAACATTTTTTCCTTAGCGGATACTTTTTTCATAATAAACTCCATTTTAAAGTTAAGAACACTGCTCATACGAGCAAATCACAGTATACAATTATGTAGGATAAAAGTCAAGTGTTTTAGCGGTACACTTGAGAATTTACCGTCCCACTTGCGGCAAATATTTGGACTTGGTTTCTTCCCAAGTCATGTATACCAAATCGTCATAGAAAAGAGTTTCATATGAAACATTGTTCTTCTTTTGTAGTTGACGAATGCGACCCTTGGCATACTTGGATTTCCAGAGTTCCGAAAGTGCTTCTTCGGATGTATCAAAAGATTTAACGAGTTGGTCTTCCGTGATTTCACCACGGAGGAACTCATTGGTATTATTGTAGAGCGGAGAGAAATAGATACCACGTTGGTGTGCGGTACGTGTCAACTCTTTTGGAATACCAAGTTTTGGATACAAGAAGTGTAGTGAACGATTCTTGTGGTCACGTTTGAACGGGAGACCTTTATCATTCTTAGCTTCCCACCACTCAAAGTATTTCTCCGTGTGGTTTTCTTTCAGCCAATTCCATAACATATTCAGAGTGGACTTGCGAGGCTCAAAAGCAACCGAACCAGATGAGAAACCCATTTTGTTCCAGTGTTCAAGACCATCGTATTGAGATAGTCCACCAGACTTAGTATTTCCGTAGAGAGAAGTAGTTGTAACTCCAGCAAGAACATCACCATACTTTTCTTTCCACAATTTCTGAACTGTATCGGATAGGCAAAGCAATGCAAGTAGCTTACCACCCATGTAATTGAAACCAAGGGGTTGAAGTGGAACAATAGAAGAACCGATTGCAGTATGGTTAATCATACCACCTTGAGTTTTCTTTTCACGTTCCCAACCAATAGCAGTGTCACGTGGTGTCAAGTCTAGGAAGTCGGAAGAAATACAAATGACACCGAGATACTTGCCAGTCACATCATCTTTGACAATGAAGTTGAGGTTACGACCAATGTTTGAATTGTTCTTCATCGTAGAGATAAAGGTACGTGTCGTGTTCCATAATATAGGAAGGTCTTTAGTACGCTTTTTGTCGCTTTTTATGGTTGTACCGTCAATTCCTGTCGTGAATTTTGATCCGGAGTCATCAGTGAATTCCATCACGGGACGCAGGTTCATAAAGTCATCAGGCGATTCTGGTATCCAGATATTGTTCTTAGCAAGAACAATATATTTACCTTGTTCTTCATCGACAAGGACCTTTTCATCACCCCAAAAAGTGTTGTTTGTTTTTGTGGGAAACTTTTCTTGAACCTCACACCACTTCTGGAACAAAGTATATTCTTTAACATCCATATTGGATGCATAAGTCAAATCTTCCGTAAGAACTTTCTTCAGTTCTTCGGTGTCAACATGCTCAAAGGAACTTTTTGGATTCTTTTCAGACCATTCTTCCCATTGTTTCTGTACGTGTGCAGGCCACTTTTCGTTTTCAACATCAGAATCGTTTGACATTAAATTTTTCTTTCACCTTGTTAATCATCATCTTTTGCATCTTGCGTCTTTGATCGGCAAGTTTGGATCGTTTCTTCATTGCCATTTGCATAGCCAATGGCTTCACATGCATAGTATACACTACTCCGTTCATGTGGTCAAGTTCATGTTGGAAACAACGTGCGGTTATTCCGGCAAACTTGGCTGTTTTGGTAGCACCGGTGAAATCTTGGTATTCTACCTCAATGGTGGATGGACGTTCGATGTTTAGGAACAAATCCATATATGATAGGCATCCTTCTTCCATTCGTGTCTTTTCTTCCGAAACAGTAATGATTTTTGGATTAAAGAACGCTACGTACTCATCACCTGAACCCATGACGAATACACGATAGTTATAGCCACATTGGTTGGCAGAAAGACCAATACCATTATGCTTCTTACATGTTTCAACGAGTGAACTTGCAAATTCGGACGGATCAACCGGTGGATTAGCAAAGTCAAACTCTGGTAATGCCGACTTTAAAGCCGGATGAATCTCTGGTACAAGAGTAAAGATTTCAATCTGTTTGCTGATTGCTGGTAAATCTTTTTTCCACGCATCGGTATCAAATACTAAAACATCATTTTTTACATCATTCATTTCGCCACCTGTGAGAAGTTATTTTTCTTTTCAAATTTAATTACAGACCTGAACTTATCAAAAAGTTGGTCACCTTTATGTGAGATTACAAATACATTTGTGCTATTATCTAGGCTGTTCAGTAGTTTAAGGAATTCTTCTGTACCAACTCCGTCAAGAGAAGAATCAAACACTTCGTCCAAAATCAATAGATTGGTATTCACTGAGTTCTTCATCTTAGCAATCTGACGCCATGTAAACAGAAGTGCAAGGTCAATACGCATCTTTTCACCTTCAGAGAATGATGCATAAGAGAATTCATCACGATGACGAGACTTGATTGTTTCTTCAAACGATTCGTTTAGATTGAAGTTGACAAAGAAGTCCATTGAAGTTAAATACTTGTTAATCAACTTGTTCATAACAGGAAGATACTGCTTGATGATTTTGGTTTTGATACCAGTATCTTTAAGTAGTGTTGCCGCAAACTCATGGTACTGTTTATCTATCGACAATTGTTCAGCAACATCTTTGTATTCTTGTAATTCAGCATTCAGAGTTTTCAATTTGTCATCGTCATTATCTGTTGACACTGTACGGGTTCTAAGTTCTTCAATCTCTTTTGACAGTCTGGTATTGTAAGAATTGACACTTGTAACCTGTGTGTTCAACTTAACGACTTCGGAATTGTGTGCATTGATATGCTTTTGAATCTTTTCTATTTCTTCCAAACGATTGTGTACATTCTGTAGTTCTTCTTCCAGTTTTGTTGTTGCCGTTTGAATCTCAGTAATCCTGGTTTGTTTTTCAGTTACATGTTTTTCTTTTGTTTCGGATACAATAGCTTGCTGGCAGGTTGGGCAGTTATCATTGTTCTGGTAAAAAGAAATTTCTTTGTTTAATTTTCTGACGTTATCTTCAAACTTTGATTGCAGTGTTATGAGTTTAGTTGTTCTAGATGATACCGTAGTTTTGTCTGATATTTTGTTTGTAAGTTGTTCTATGTGCTTTTGAATGAGAGCAATATCTTTTGCAACCTTATTCAGGTGAGTATCATTGTCCGAAATCTCTTGTACCTTTTTGTTGATTTCAACAAAATGGTTTTTCTTATTGTCTTCGATGTTTTGTTTCTGTAAGGAGATTTTAGCTTCAACAAGTTTGATATTATAATCAACTGTTTTCTGTTCATCTTTGATTGTTGAAATCTTATTCTTAACAATGGAATTCATTGACGAAAAGATTTGAATATCAAGTAAATCCTCAATGATTGCTCTACGGTCTCCAGGAGACAACTGCATGAACGGAACAAAAGATGCCGACCCAAGAATTACAACTTGCGTAAAAGATTTATAATTGAGTTTAAGAATGAACTTTTCGAGGTGCTCTTGGTAGTCTTTTGCCTTTGCGTCCTGATTAACCAGAACAGAGTCACAATAAATCTCGAACGCATTTGGTTTGATACTCCGAACAATCTTATATTGCTTCTTACCAATCTTAAACTCAATCTCAACGACACAATCTCCATTGTTGATTGTGTTCATCAATTGTGGTTTATTGATTTTACGAAACGGCTTACCGAACAAACCAAATGTGAGTGCATCCAGAATAGTGGATTTACCCGCACCGTTGTGGCCAACGATGAGTGTGTTTGTAGACCGAGTTAAGTCAATTTCAGTGAATGCATTTCCCGTGGAAAGAAAATTCTTCCAACGAACTTTTTCAAAAATAATCATTATCTAAATTTAGGTCCTACTGGCCAAACAGCTATTGATTCCCTGACACCGGAGATAACAGGTGCCACTCTATGTAAAAGGAACGATGGGAAAATAATCACATGTCCTTTTTTTAAATTTGTATTCCAGGGGTATTGTTCTGAGAAGTGATTGAGTTGAAACTCACCACCTTCAAAATCAACTCCAGGTTCACCAAGCAAAAGAATTACCGTCATCTTGCGTAGGTGTTCAAGTAAGTTGTATTGTACAGTTTTTCCATCCAATGGCAAGTCCATGTGAAACTCATGTTTACCACCTGGTTCATATTTGGCATATTGGAGATAATTATAACCATATATGTCAAAGTTGAAATACTTGTCGTTGTAATATGCAATTAAATTATTAAACTTCTCCCACATCCACAACAAATCTGGTGGAGCACTATCCAATAAAACAACATCGGCTTTCCGTTGTTGTGGTATGTTGTAATTTGCATATTCACCACCACTTGTTGTTTTATAGTTGTTACGGAAATAATCTCGAATGAAATCACATTCACCTGGAGTAAACATCTCCGTATCCACAACAAAACGTGGAATGAAAAACATTTTCTCCGCTAATTCATCATTTACCATTTTAGTAGGTGAACTCATTCTGATTCCTCATTCAATGCTTCAACGTATAATTCCCTCAGAAGCGTTTTAATTTTGTCTTTTTCTAAATCTGTTGTCAGGTTGTCAACGTACTTATTTAAAATTGTTGTTGTGTCTTCGGCTTGATCCACATCATCGTCTTGCATGTCTTCCTGTTCAGTGAAGTCTTCAGCAATCGAAATATCAATTGGTCCAATTTGGTATAGTCTATTGATTAGTGTATCAAACAGGTATGGATTAGTTTTATTAACAACAACAACTTTGACATAGCTGGTCTTCAGGTGTGCCAAGTCCATAGATGTGATGGTTTTAATGTCATCAACCTTATCATCATAGATAAGTTTCTTGAACATTCTGTTAGGATTCTGGATGAATTCCAGTTCCTGTGTCTTCAAATCTAGAATATGAAACCCACGTGGATCGTCATGGTCTTGCCATGTCAACTCATAGGGATTGCCGAGATAGTGTATGTTACCTCGACTCGACTTATGGTGATAGTGACCAGAAAACACCATGTCAAACTTGTCGAACATTTTAGGTTCTAAACCCTCATGTGACGGTGCACCACGATACATCTGGAAACCTTCAATCTCAAAGTGTCCCATACAGATTGTTGCTTCCGTAAGTTTCAAAGTTTGAATCGAATGGTCATAGTTCTCGGCACAAATCCACGGCATCATGCAAACCGAAACACCATCAAGTTGTAATGTATCCGGATTCTTTATGATGTTGATGTTATCATATTCTTCCAGAACGAGTCTCGGTGAATTAACATCGTTTGTGTTCTTGTAATATGTGTCATGGTTACCCACCAACATATGTACTTTGATACCACGGTCCGCCAACTTATCAAAGAACATCTTCTTTGCACGTTGCAGTGAATAGAAGTTTACGTATTTACGCCTATCAAACGTGTCACCAAGAATAAGCAGAGTAGTAATTCCGGCAAAATCAATAGCAGGAAAAAATGTTTCATCATAAAATTTTTCATAAAAGTCCAAAAAGTGTAATGAGTCATTTCTAGCACCAAAGTGTTGGTCAGTTATTATTGCTACTCTCAATTCGTTTCCTCAGTTCCGTACTGCTGTAATTATGGTTACGAGTATTGTAATAATATTCCTTATCAAGGTGTTTACCTGTAAAGGGTTTAATCCTATACTCCTCGCCAAGTATTCTAACATCATAATTCACTGAAGTCAATAGGTTTAAAAGGTCTTCTTCAGTGGAATATGGTATAATTTCATCAACGTACTTGCACCCTTTGAGTTGCACATACCGTTCGTAGACTGATTGTACCGGTTTATTTTTTTCCGGTCTGTCTATTGTTGGATCGGTTTGAAGACCGACAATTAGGTAATCACAATGTTCTTTTGCTTCTTCAAGCATCAACACATGACCAGCATGAAACAAATCAAAACATGAGCAAGTGAATCCAATTTTCATTTTATTCTTCCAAAAACTTTTCGATACCTTTGTTCTTTTTTATTTCCTTTTTCTTCTTCTTTGTTTCTTCGAAAGTCTCAATGAATTCGGAAATGTTATCGTACAGTTCGAAAGGCTTGGCTGGTGTATCATCGTAACCCATGAGTTCGGATTCATTGAAGATACCAAACTGCTCCGTTGCTTTGTACTTTACATACAGTTGTTTCTTTTCTTTTTGAATTCTGCGTAAGAATGCGTAGTAAATAATTTGTGTGAAGTATGCGAAAGGATTGCTCGACTTTGAAACGTCAAAGTTTTCAAAGTACATAAGGCAGTTTTCAATACCATCTCCAACCATTTCGTCACGGTAGGTATAGTTGATGAAGTTGGGTTTGTGTGAGAGACCCTCTGCAATCTTCATAAAGCATTCACCAATGTAATTGGGAATCTTTGGTTTTGGTTTACCCTCTTGCTTTGCAAGTGCTACGGCAGCCTGGTATTCCAAAAGTGCTTGGCAAAAATCTGCGTTGTTGATGTAATGCTTTTTTGGTTTTGTAACCGGCATTGGTATTGTTTGTTGTTCCATGATATATGTACCTTTAAATTGCTTGACTTCCACTTGACAAAGGTCTACACTCCAGTATGTAGCCTCTGCATGTTAATTAATGAACTACGGATATATCTGGACCAACAGAGTCCAGCATTATAGCCATCAAATCTTTACTCATTTCTTCTTCATCGGAAGAATCTTCCTCCACATTTTTAGCTTTATGTATAGCATCCACAGCATTCTCAAAGTATTCGGAGAATTCAGAAGTGGGTTCTAAAATTGTAACAATCTCACCTTCAGTTATAAATGCCTCATTGTTCTTGATGAGTGGTGCAGGTAACCAATGGTCCATCATAATGATTTGTTTACCCGATTTCATATCACTCTTAACTAAGACCACCATAGGCTCTCTAACAATAAAATTCAATTTATCTACTTGTTCGAAATATGTTATAATGTCTTCACCAGACTTAAGGCGTAATAATTTTATTGTTTCCATTTTTTAATCCTATCTTATAGAGTTTATAAGTGAACTTCTCCTCATTATATATCTTAGTTCGTTCTACGAAATGTTTGAGAGTGAAGTTCATATAACCCTTATAACGTAAGTCATCTGCTATGTCGTAAAGAACCGCTTCGACCTTGTTGTCACCGATTCGTAAACCACGTCCAATAGATTGGAGATTTCGAACTCTTGATTTGGATGGAGATGCGAATATAATATTATGGAGATTCCTAATATTAATTCCAGTACTAAAGGTACCATAACTAGCCACAATAATAGCGTCATTTTCTTCCTCGGTGATCTGTCTAACTTCTTCTCTTGTTTCTGTGTCGGTTTTACCGTAAACAAAGAAGACCTTCCTATTACCAATCTTCTCGGTATTAGTTATCATATCATACAATATTTTGCCATGTTTGTCAACATATTGGTATAAAATTAGAGAGTTTCCATTCAAAGATACCGCAAGATTTTTGATAAATTTATTTCTGGCTTCATTCAGAATTAGATATTCAATTTCTTCTTGATAGGTTTTACCTTTCATCAACTTACATATTTCATCTTCATGTTTTAGAACCAAACATTTGATTGAAAAGTCTGCAATCTGCTTGTTGTCCATCAATTCTTTGGTTGTTGTTACCTTTTCAACGGGTCCAAAAAGACCCTCAAGTACCAGTTTGTGTGTCTTAGTTCCATCAAGTGTACCAGTTAGACCAATACGGTACTTTGCGTTGATGCAGTTTGACATAATGGAAACAAGAGACTGTGCTTTGAATAGATGTGCTTCATCACCAATTATAAAATCGAATTGGTGGAAATATTCTTCAGGTTGTGTATACAGAGATTGCCATGTGGAGATGGTAAGCGGGAGTTCTGTGTTCTTGTCTCTACCCTGATAGATTCTGTGTACATTCTCTTGTACTTCCCAATCATTTTTGCTTGAGTAATCTGCAAAGTCCGAATAGAGTTGTTCGACAAGTGATGTGGTCGGAACAATAATCAGACCTTTCTTACACTTGTACGTGAGTAGCTGACGCACTGCAAGGTAAATGATTAGAGATTTACCCGAGGATGTTGGTGAGAGTAGAAGACACCGTTTATTACGCATAGCATGTACGTATGCATTCTTTTGGTAATCTCTTACATCTATATCATTATTTCTTGACTGCAACTTCAAATCTGTGATAAACTTATCTGCATGATACACAGAATAATCATCAGTCAAATCAGGCCTTGGATCACCATACTCCAAAACATATTCACGTTCTTCACAAAAGTTTTCAATATAAGGAAGAAGACCGTGATAAACCTGAAACGTTCTAAGGTCAAACAGCCTTATTTTACCGTCCCAAATTTTATTGCGAAATGCTGGAGTGAATTGGTGTCCAGGTACATAGAAGGTAAAAAACTCAGACAGTTCTTGTGCTGTCGAGCGTTCACAATTTACTTTAACATACGCTTCGTTTCGTTTCGTTACTATTAGTTTAGTTTCCACCGATGAATCTTTCCCATGCAATATAGTCTTTCAGTTGGAAAGTCCTACTCTTTAGTTCTTGCATGATTGATTCACACACAGCAATTGCTTCATCGTGATACATTTTCTTTTCCAACAACCGAATAAGTTCAGTGTCAGATTCCATGTAACGTTCAACACCCTGTTTAGTTTTCACATTCAAGAGGAAGGGTTCCCAACCATATTCTTCTAGTTCTTCTTGTGATAGAGAACCGTTATAATATTCTTCTTTGATTCTACGCATACGTGCATAGTCAAAGTTCACACGCTTCATTGAAAGCCTGTGATTCACAAGAATCTTTAGATACTTATTATGTAGTGTGGGTATTTTTAGAAGTTCTTTTCCAGGTTCCGTGGAATCAATTACGGAATCTTTTTCCCATTCTTTCAATATTTCTTCAAGTTTGCTCATTATAATCTCCATTGCAAAATTATATTATATCACGAAAGTTTTTCTAAGTCAAACCAATCATACCTAAATGTTGCAGTTGCAAAAACATGTTCGTCTGCTGATAAAGTGGTATCAAACTCCAAGTCACTCAGTGAAAGTGGGAAAATATTATTAAGTTTGATTCTAAATTTTGGATTGTTTAAATTCGACATTACGGTAAGTATGGCTTGTTTTTTACTCCCCTGTCTTCTGGTATAACTATCGCTAACGGAAGAAAGATCAACCATCCATTTATATATTGACAACCATGACGACAGGTCTTCATTCACCATGAATGTAATGTCGAATGTATTGTATTCAATCTTTGTACCAGAGTGGTACAAATCTAAGTTTGGTGTTGATTGTACTGCTGTACCCAATGAAACTCCAGGAATATTTGCTTTCTGACAAAAATAAATTGTTTCAGAAATTTCTGGAAAGGTAACCAAATATTTCGTTGGCTGTAATAAATTGGTTGTACTTGGATGAGATGCAATTGCTCCACTCATAATGTCTCCTTGATAACATCTATTATTTAGGAATAAAAAAAGAGGAGCATTTCTGCTCCTCTTTTAAAGTACCACTCTACGGTGGCTTATTTTACTTGAGAATTACATCAAGTTAGCAACACGGAAAATACGGTAGTAGGTGTTGCGCTTAGAGTACAACTGACCTAGGTCAGCGTTAGCACCACCAGCAAATGGGTTTGCAACCATGCCGTAACGTGTCTTGAAACCAATCTTTGGTTGGAATGTGTACTGGTCAACTGCACGAACCATTTGTAGAGGAACGTATGGGCAGTAGAATAGACCAGCGTCATAAGGAGAAGAACCCTTATAACCAATTGTTACCAATTCTTGGTTAGCTGTGTAACCACCGAAGTATGGGTCAATATAGACCTTGATACGACCGTGGAGCAAGCCAGCAAATGTGTTACCAGTGTCATCAACTTGCAAGTCAGTAGACAATGCAGGAGTGTACTGTAGAACACCAGCCATAGCCATAGCGGAAGCAACGTCAGATGATACGATCATCACGTTGCCCTTACCTCTACGAGTTTCTTTGGCAATAACGTTAGCATCACGTTCAACTTGGAAGATCAAACCTTTGAAACGCTCAACAGACCAACGACCGTTAGAGTCAGTGTCCAAGTCGAATGTACCAGCAGTTGTTGTACCATACTGAGCACCGTTCTTAGCAACAGTGTAGATTGTACGGATAACTTCACGGTTAATTTCAGCTAGAATTTCTGTAGACAGAATGTTGGACAATTCTGTTTCAGCGTCAAGACCGTGGATTGCTTTCAAGTCTTGTGCAAGTTCTAGTGAGTATTCAGCTTTCAACGCACGGCTTTGAGCGGTAACAGTAACCTTCTCGATAGAGAAAGCCATTTGACCAAAAGCTGTGTTTGAATCAGAACCCAAGTATTCAGCAGTAGCCGTTGGCATGCCGATACCGGTTGTGAATGTGTTAGCTGTTGTGAAACCGTTACCAACTGGGTTGGTCAATGTGTCACCAGTAGTGTTGTTAGCGAAACCGAAACGGTTAGTGTCGGAACCAATACCAGAGAACTTGGTATTAGCTTCGTTGTAGAACGCTTCTTGGCCAGCGGCTGTATTGTCTTGACCATACTTGGCACGCATTGCAAAAATCAAACCTGTTGGTCCTGTCATTGGCTGAACGCCAGCAACATCATACGCAATTAGGTTAGGTAATGCACGGCGAACCAATGAGATCAAGATTGGGTCAAAGTTTTGAACACCAGCGCCAGTAGCCATAGATGGACCAGGGGCGGCAGCTTCGTTCAACATACCCATTTGGGCACGATCAGACGCCATAGCTTGAGATTGGTTTTCAAGGACCATGGCTGTAACAGCCTTCTTATATGGATCCTTAATAGCTTCTAATTCTGGGTGCTCCAGAACTGGTTGCCATTTTTGCTTTAGTTCTTCAGATAGTAACATTTAAGTAACTCCTATGTTTTTAAATTATGTGCTTATTTTTGCACAGATTTTGAGATTGAATTTACAGCGGCGTTGATTAGAGGATCAGAAGATGCTTTTGATGGCTTGTCTTCCGGTACTTCTACACCTTCTTCTAGGGCAGATTTCTCACCAGCTTTAACATTAGAAGGAGCATACGCTTCTTTCAATGTGTTAACTTTTTCGGTGAATTCTTCCTCAGTCGTGAACTCAACACTCTCTGCGAGTGACTTAAGTTTTTCTACCTGAGTCTGCGTTAGGCCTTCGCAAACTGCTTGCACAGCCTGTACTTTCTTATGTTCATTGATTTCTTTTTTGAATTCAATAGAACGGGAAATTTCTTCGTTCAATTTAGCTTCTAGTTCTTCAACTTTATCAGCCATTTCTTGAACAACATCAACTTTTTCTTCTGGAATGTCGATGTAGTGTTCTGCGAATAGATTCTTTAGACCACCAATAAAGTCTTCTACGATTTCAGCACGTAGGCCAGACTCAATAGCTAGTTCATTTTCTTTCATCCATTCTTCTACCATGTAATTTAGGTAGTCATCGATCTTAGCGGCAAAGTCTTCTTTGAGTTCTTCAACTGCTTGTTCGAATTGTTCGTGAAGTTGTGCTTCCACTTCTTCTGCAATTTCTTCTACACGTGACATAACGGCAGCTTCGAAAATTGTAGTAGCTTTAGAAACGAATTCTTCTGATAGGTCTTCACCTTGAAGCAATGCATCAATGTCTTCTTTTAGACCTTTTTTAGCCATCATTTTTTTCATCATGGCTTTATCTTTCTTTTCGTCTTCATGGTCTTCTTTGTCTTCAGCTTCGGCAACCACTTCGCCATCTAATTCTTCATCTTCGTTCTTTTGACCGTAAGATTGGAATGTAGCACCTTTATTTTTTTCCATTTTTTGAGTACCAGGTTTACCTTCAGGTGCTTCAACAGAACCTTGTTCAGCAGGTTGACCGGTAACTTTTTTCATTGGCTCTGAACCTACTGGAGGTGTAGCGCCTGGTGGTGTAGCTGTAGCAACACCTTTAGTGGCATCTGGACCACCATCTGTTGTCTTGGTAACTTCTGTACCAATATCACCGACTTCTTTTTGGCCTGCAACTACGGATGTAGGCAGTCTAGAAGGACCGTCTGTACGTTTTGACATAGCGCCGGAAACACTCTTGTTTAGAATATCAGCGGCAGCTTCAGATAAATTAAATTTCTTAACCATTTAAAACTCTCCTTGGTTTTGTATGTGGATATTTATAATATTATAGTTTTCTAAGGAAGTTTTCAAAGATTTGTAAACTTACTTGTTCGATTTCTTTACGTGAAGCCTTACGAACTTGTTGTATCGCTTCTTCAAGATGAACTTCGGTCCACTTACCATCTACTAACATCCATTCTTTGCCCTCCATAATTCCCTGTACAAAAGCACCAGGTGCAGAAGGATCGGCCACAATATCTGCCGCTGTGGCGAGATAGAAATCGGGTTGCACAACGTTCACACCGTTGACCATCTTTAAAGAACCCATACCTCTAGAAGACACACCTAATTGTGCGCCGCCTTCGATAAGGCTTCTTGCGATGTTACCCATGGGTGTATCAAGTATCTTTGCTTTACCAATCCACTGGTTACCGTCTTCACGGAGACCAACAATCATGTGAGACACACGATCCAAGTTGATTGATGGTGTGTCGGGATGTCCCAACTCACCAAAAGCACGATGCTTATTGATATAATCTTCGGTGTATCTGTGAACTTCTTTACGTAGTGTATTGAATTCGTAGATACGACCGTTTTTGTTTTTCTTTTCGGCAACAAGGAATGGACCTTCAATATGAAGGACTTTTTTACCGTCAGCTTCTTCGGTTAAATAACTAACCGTTTCGGTAATCTCTTTAATAAGTTTCATCTTACACCCATTGCCTTTCGTTTTCTTAACGATATTTTTCTTTTCCGTAAGATTTGATTCTTCTTACTTCTAAGTTTAATTTTAGCCCTACGTGCCCCCATCTTACGATGGCGGCGTTCTTGTGCAGACATTCTTACGAGTTTGCCTCCACGTATCGTATATCCTGGTACTGAGGAGAATTTCTTCCTTCTTTGTACCTTACCGGCACGTATTCTTATACGTACCAGTTTTGTTCTTCCCATCTTCTGAACATTGGCTTCTGTTAAACCCAATTTTTCAGATTCTTCTTTAACTATACGTTCTTTTATTATTTCTAATTTATGTTCGAATAGTTCTTTAATTCTTTCGTCTATTAACTTTCTGGCTTCCTCTAGGTTACCAGAAAGAAAACAAGCAATCAGTGACATTATGGTCTCAGACCGTATCCAGCACCATAGTTGAATGCCGCTGGATCATTAAATTGACCACGTTGGTAATAAGCGTTATCTTTACGTAGTTCTAAAATAATTGTATAACTGTCTCCGTTACCCATACCACGTGTAGTGATACCAATATTGCCGTTTGAACCAGCCGCACCAGCGGTTGGATTTGGAATTGTAATCCAGTTACCTGCACCATCATACTCACCGTTACCGTTCATAAAGAACGCTGTGTTTGATGCTGTTGCTGTCCAATATAATTCAACATCAGAATTTGCAGTTCCGGAGCAATCATACCATAAACGATTAATTGCTAAGCCGTAATATGGAAGTGTTGTGTTAGCGGAACCACCTTGTGTGTTTGCAACAAGGAATCCGTTAGTAGCTAATGCACCAGACAGTGTGTTAGCAACGATACGTGCAGTGTTTGTTTCTTGACCTGTACCATCGAACTTAGCTGTCAGTTTAATAACTGCGTGTTGTGTATCGTCTTTTAATACGTTAATTCCATATACGTTTGCCATTTTTATTCCTTAGAAAACTTTGCGATAGTTTGAAAATGTTTTGCACTTGCTTCAAGCATATCTTGCATTTTTGCCTTGTTTGCCTCATTAATCTTTTTGTATAACTCCATCATTTCTTTTGCCATCTGTGGAGTTACTTCAGTAGTTGAACCATCAGAGTGTTCTACTACCATATTTTTCTTGCTCTCATTTACTTTCTTGATTTTGTCCAAAACAGTTTCTTCTGTAACAGATGACCATTGCATATTTTCATATGGTACAGTTACATATTTATTAATTTTATCCACATAATATAGTGCAACTCTTTGGCCATTAGGAAACTGTCGAATGGATTTTCTACGCATAATGAGAACGGCAGGTGGATCTAATTCCTGTGACATAGAAGTTTTACCTTCCATCACCGGACTAGATGTTGCCATCAAAGCACGTTTATCTTTTAACTTATTCAGAACTGGGTCGTGAGAATGTATCTCCTGACCGGAAGCATGTAGTCTTTGCACATCATTCAATGTTTCCACAACAGATGCCAGATATTCTGGATGATGTGCATGAAACAGTATGTGTGCGGCATAATCACCTAGGTCAACAACACCACGTTTTTGAATGTCTAAGTGATGGTGTAATTCTGTCGGCGACAGAACACCATCTCCATTTTCGTCAGGAGAACCATCTTCTTTTATTTCCTTCTGAAGAAAATCTTTTAGGCTTTTCATTATTCCGTTTCGGTTGCGGGTTGATGTTGTGCAATTAAATTTTGTGCGATAACTTGTTTTTTCTGCTCAATAGTGGCAAAAATTCTATCGTTGATTTCATTATACAATGCATCACGCATTTGTGTGGCGTTATCAGTAAACGCATTATCAACTACTGCTCTAAGATTGTCGTTCATATTATTCTCCATTAAACATAAAATATTTATAACACTCTTTGAAGCATACGCATCGTTGGAGTGTAATCATTGTTCAGGCTTAAATCGCCTTTAGGTGTTTGTGCAGTATCTTGTGGTGTTGGATTTGCGGCAGGCACTGGTGCACCAGTGCCACCACCTGCTCCCGCACCGCCTGCACCGTCAGGATTCATCAACTCTTGTTGACCTTGTTGTGCAATCTGCATTGGGTCCATAATTAGACCGGCAGCTTTTTCTTTATCAATTTGTTTCTGCATTTCTTTAATGTCATCGTCAGATAGACGTAGAACATTACGTTGAATCCATTCCATAGAATAGTAACGACCAACATATGGATCAACTGAACCAAGAAGTGATAGACGTTCACGTACCAATTCCGCATCTTTGAGTTCGGCAAAATTATTGTCTTTTAAGAAATCGTAATAAATGTTTTCTTTGAACTCATCGAATTCTTCTGATGTACAAATACCTTTTAGTACGCATTGAACTCTGAGTGCTTGGTCAAAAATCTCTGAGAACTTTTGGCGTTGACGGTCAACAAACTTTGAGAACTTAACTTCGTCACGTGAAATTTCACCCACACGACCTAAAGAGAAACCAGAACTTTCTGGATTCAAACGTGAAACTGGAACGTTGAGGGACTTGTATAGTTTTCTTTCAAAATACTTTACGTCTTCAAGTTCACCCAAGTTTTGTCCACCTGGTAGTGTAGTGATTTCGGTACCTTTACCACCTTCACGGCGAGGTAACCAAAAGTCTTCCATCATAGAAAGGAATTTACGGTCATCACGTACTTCACCGGTCTGTGCATCATACACCAACTTGTTTTTGTACTTGACCATAATGTCACGGAGATATTGTTCTGCTTTTAACTTTGGTAAATTACCAACGTCAATGTAAAAAATTCTACGTTCTGGCGCACGTGAGATACGGTAGATAACCGTTGCATCTTCAATCATGCGTAGTTGGTTCAGAGGCTTAATCGCTTTGTGTAAGTATGATAGAACAACTGCTCGGCGAGAGTCCATTAAACCCGAGTTGACGTTAATGATTGCGTCTTTAGCAATACGTGTGCCAACTGGACCGTAGCTAGAAGAAGAACCAGATACAACTTTATCGTTGTAGATATAATATTCATTGACTGTTTGTACTACGTCAACGGATGTGCCTGTATCTTTTTCTTTTTTAATCTCACGTATCTTACGAATCTTACGTGGGTCAATATATCTGAGTGCTTTAATACCCTGTGTAGGGTTCTGATCGTCAATGATTACATGATAAAATATTCTACCGTCAACATAGAATCTACGGAAAGTATCTGTAGCCATGTTTTGGTAATTTAACAATCTGAGAACTATATTAAATTCTTCTTCGATTGCTTTCTTAATTTTATCTGGTTGTTTCAAGTCGTCCATAATAATACGAATTGATTTTCCATCATCGTTTTGAACGATTGCTTCGTTGATAATATCATCGATAGCAGATTCAATTTCTGGTTGCATCGCCATCTCACGATAACGGGAAATCAACTCAACTTCATTTTTGGCAGTACCATCCAAGTCCACATATGTGCCGTAATAAGCGGCAGAGGAAATGGTTAAAGCACCATCTTCATTTGAAGGTGGTGCAAAGGTTTTCTCCGACTGCTGTTCAACATCAACCTTTTGTCTGGAGATTTGAAAACCGAAAAGATTTAGTGCCATATTAGTTTAGTTCCAATTCAAGTAAACATGAAGGGGGAAATTAATCCCCCGTATATAATTAAGATGTAGTGTCTGATTCCCACCACTGATATGCTAGAGTTGTTGTAAATTCTTCGATAGCATCGTTAGAACCCCAATCTAGATCAATAGGTGACAAATCGACAGGGAAAGCACCAACAAACTTGTAACTCTTTATGATGTTACCAGCTTTGTCATATTGGTCAACTTTAGCATCAACAGAATAACCACTAGGGCTACCTGCTGTAACAGTACGCAAGTTACCACTATGTGAGTTGACACCATTCATCCACGATTCGAATGCTTTACGAACCTTGAAGTTTTCATCGTTGATGATTGTAATTGTCCAGTCAGCAAAGTTTCTGTTTCCAGCAAACTTCAACTCACGACCAAAGTAATAAAGTGGAACAGTACCAACAGTTGAACCTGGCAATTGAGCAGTCTTGCAAAGGAATGTTAGTGCTTGTCCAGAATTTACTGGGTCGTTAGCAAAGGTTGGGAAAGTCATTGTGACTTGGAACAGGTTAGGACGAGCACCATCTCCGATGAGATTTGCACGAAACTCTGTTACGTTGAAAGCCATTGTTATCTCCTATTTCTTATTATTTATTACACAGCACCAACGATTTCATTGAAACTTACACCAGTGCGTACAGCAACAAAGTTCAATTGAATGTAATTAACTGAACGGGCTGGCTTGATGTAAATATCTCCGACAAACTTGTTGGCATCAATAACTTCAGGAGTATTATTTGTTGTATCGCAAACAACACGATAGTCATAGATACCACGGCGACCTTTAACGTCACGTAGGAACGGTTCAACTAGAGCAATAAATTGGGCACGTGTAAACTCATCGTTCAATTCGAACAATGCATACTTAGATGCCGTTGCAATAGCTTTTTCTAGAACAATAAACAATCTACGAACATTAATACGATTGAATGCAGAAGGTTGTGTTACCAAAGTCTTATCACCATACAACATGGTTCCTTGACCTGGGAAGGACACAACTGGGTTAACACCAACTGAATAGATGGCATCACGTTGTGCTTGTGTTGGATTCCATGCCAACTTAACAACGTTCTTGATTGCACCACGGTTTACGCCCGCTGGTGAGAACCAAGGGTCACGTGTCTGGTCTGTACGAACGCATAGTCCAGCAATGTCACCGTTCAATGGTATCCAACGATATACGTTGTTGTACTTGTCAAATTGGTATTTCCAACCAGAGTCAGCGACTGCATATGTTGATGCACGTGACAATGTTGTAACCCAAGAAGTGACGGAAGTTTCAGGAGTTGCACCACCAACAATACCGGATTGTGGAGGAGACAAGAATGTTACACAATCTTTACGTGCAGAAGCAATAGAATCAATTGTATATTGTTGTACTGCTGTATAGTTAGATGCACCACCAGCGTCACCTGTAACAATCAAAGAAATGTCAACAACGTCTGGGTTTGTGAACTCCCCATAAGCGGTTTCATAATCTGCCGCTGACAAAGCTAAGTCTGAACCTAAACCAAGAGAAACCGTTGAACCGGTGTTAGCACCTGCCATGGAGCAACCAGAGAATTGCGTGTTTGCTGTTTGGCCCCATGAAGCAGAAGTGTTTGCAGGATCTACTGGACCTAATGCGTAAATATATTTCGATTGTTCACGCAAAACAGTTCTGTAGTAAGAAGTTGAACCGTCATCATTTGTAGCATCAGATGCTTTTGAAAGATATGGGAACACTTCTAGAACGGTACCTTTTGCACCTTGGCTGAACAAACCGTCTTCGTCAACCACAACTAAGTGAATTTGGTCGTTTGCACCACCAGAAGTAGCAACATAATTAGATGTGCTTGGTGCCGCAGGGAAATATGATTTATAAGTCCAAGAAGTAAATGTTGTACCTGTTGCATTTGCATTTGTTGTGTTAGAATCCCAAATAGAAACTTTTAATGAGTTTCCTAATGCGCCTGGATAACGTGCAACAAATGATTGTGTATTAGAATCCACAATATATGTGGTATCATATACGTCAGTATTTTTAATTGTCAACGCTGTTGTTGTATTAGCACCAGCATTTTTAGATGTATTGTTGGCAGCACGTACAACTTGAAGATTATTTCCATAAGCCAAGAAGTTGGCCGCTGAAAAGAATGAAGTTGCTGTGTTGCCGTTTGGTTGCCCAAACTTGTTAACTAAATCTGTTTCGTGTGATACGAGCGTTCTTTTTCCTACTGGTCCCCATTGAAATGGTCCAGCGAATGCACCGGCCGTAGTAGATACCGCAGGAACAACCGTAGTTAAGTCGACCTCGGATACATTTACGCCTGGAGAAATCTGAAATGCCATTTTACTCTCCTTGTTTTATATTGCTATTGGCAGTAATAACCTATAGTATATTTATGAAATGGTGGTTTTATAGTTAACTCATGAAAAAAGCAGAAGGATTATCTTCTTCTTTTGTCATCCAAACATCACCACCCTCTACGATGTAATTTTTGTCAGTACCATCATCAAAGATACCAAAAGATGGCATTTCTTCATCCGATTGATTTAACATCTCCAACTGCATCTGTTTTCTCAAATCATGGTTGACAATCTCTTTAAAGTATTGTTGTGTTGTCATCCATGCAAACATAACCAAAGTCATCACAATGTCATCATTTGCACCTTCTTCAGCCTTGAAACTGTTGTGGCTTGACACAAAAGTTGTGAGTTGAGATATGGTATCAAAGTCATTAATAATTAACTTGTTATTTTCTATCAAAGTTTTGAGGTTGGAACAACCAATTCTCTTAACTTGTGGTGACATTTTCAAACCAAGCTGAATGCCACGACCAAAACCTGTACCCATTGCCTGTGCTTTTTTGTTTCCAGTCTCAATCTTGACCACGTTTTCATACTCAAGGTCTTGGTGGAGAGTGTCGGCAATTTGTGGTGTATTATTTATTTCTATTAAAACGTATGCATCGTTAAACAGTTTTGCTGTATTATAGATGACAGTTGGGAATAATACTGGTGAAATGGAAGATGAGTTGTATTTGGCAACCTGACGGTATGGTATAGCCGAAACGTCAAATACCGAGAACGCAGAACCGTCCAAGTTTCTACCTTCCGCTGGATCAACTGTGATGGCATAGATATGGTCTGCCACACGTTCATCATCACCTTTGATCGGATACTCATAAACATCAAGCATCTCATGTTTGGCAACTGGTTCTTTGTACACCAATTGAGCCAGTTTGGAGCCAGAGATAAGTGTGTTTGTAGAACCCAAGAATTCACATTCAAACTCTTGTCTGAACTGTTCTTCTGAGGTGTTTTTAATGGTTTCTTCTTTCCATTTTTCATCACGACCTGGTACCATTGACCAGTGAATCTCAAATGTCTGGTAGCCGTTCTTCTTACCGATAGCATCCATCCAGAGTTTGTAGAATAGATTCATACCGTTTGGAGTGGACACAATGATAATCTTGGTAGATTTACCTGATGAGATAACGGGGTAAACAGAGTTAAAGAACTCATTAGCAATGTTGGCTGGAACGAACGCAAATTCGTCTAAGAATACAATGTTAAATGCTCCTCCACGAACTGCTGAAGATGATGTGGATGCCGCAATAATTTTTGAACCGTTCTCTAGTTCTACGTTACCCTTGTTCCATGTCACCACACCTTGTTGGAGCCACATAGGGAGGTTTTCGTATGCTAGTTGATACTTTGATAAAATGTCACGTGCTAGTGAACCTTTGTTAGCAAGAACGGCAATGTTTTGTGAATCTTGAAAGAGTGTTACCCAAAGAAGATATGCAACTGATGTGGTTGTTTTACCGACCTGACGGGGACACTTGGTGATTGAGAACCGATTTTCATGGTATGTACGAATCATTTCTTTCTGAAAATCCCACATACGGAACGGCATCAGTCCCTCATCAACGTTAACAATTTTGATGTACTTCATTGCAAAGTACACAGGGTCTTTGGAACATATTATGTACTCATCAACTTCTTCCTGTGTATATGCGTGTTCAACTCCGGCTCTTTTCAGTAACGGATTGTCACGGTAAGAATCTTTATTATTAATCGGCATTCTTCGCTTTTAATAGCTTCGATAGTTCTGAGGTTGAACCCACAAAAATTGCTTTGTCTACGTTGACACCAGAATCATTCTTCTTGATGTTCTTAAGTTCTCTAATAGTTTTTTGCATGACCATTAATTTTTCGTTTGCTTCTGCCGTGTTCTTAATAAGAGTGGCAACCACTTCAAACGCACGTGGGTGTTCTGTCTCCGATGCAATTGCAAGGAGATGGTCGATTGCTTGATTACCTTTTACAACCAACTCTTTTAATGTTTGTCTAGATTCTTGATAATCACTGTCAAGGTCACCATCTAGGTTTTTGGTAACTTGTGATTCAATCTTTGCAGGTAACTGTTCCGTTTTTTCTATAACGGTCGGTGTCACATCAAATATTTCAGTCATACTCTTTTCAAATTTTGACATAGTTTATGATATGGAAGATTTAAATACCATAAATCCTAATATTGGTGCTTCTGGCGGTGAAGGATCATTTGAGTTATTACGGAAGGTAATAATTGCAGAACCATTTTGTGGTGTTGCCGTAACATCATACAACGCCATTGTACCATTAGCGATATGTGCCACATACACCAAATCAGTATTAGTTATGAAACTGTTATTGAAGGTGAATGTATCTGAAAATTCAGCAGGAGTAATAGTGTTGAAAAGTGTTATTCTACCAGTCAAAGCATCGAGTGTTATTGGATCGGTTCTGGAACCAGTTTGTGTAACTTGACCACCAGTGCCCGCTTTATAACCCATGCCAGTACTTGAAATCAATGAAGTTGATGTTATAACGTTTCCTGTGACAGTCAAATCACCAGCAAAAGTTCCAGTTGTGTTTGCAAGTGCAGAGTTTGCTTTTGCGAATGCGGCTTGAGCGTATATATCAACGGTGTTTGAAGAAGCATATGCAGAGTTTGCATGAATGTTGACGTAATTTCGGAGAGTATCAACTCTAACACTGTTTGTTATAGATGATACTGTGTTAGAAACAGGAATTATGATATTTGCAGGTGTACTGGAAATATCATTCAAATTTGGTAGTTGTGAAATCTTTTTTGACATTTTTTATCCTATTAGAATGACTAATTCTTCATTGTCTTCTGTTAATATATCTTCTTCAATTTCCGTTACTAATGGTTCAAATAGAACGGTTTCTGGGAATTCTGTTGTTTGTGTTGAGTATGTATAATTATTTGGTAACACAACATCAAATGGATTTGGTTGAACTTGTATTGTAACCAACTTAGCAGGAGTTACTTCAAAAGAAGATGGAGTCCAAGTTGTATTGGTCACCAAGCCTTTAATTGGAGTTCCAGTTACAAAGTGTCCATTTAGACCATGTAATTCTAATTTTCTGGTGTCGGCATACCAAGATGATACTTTACCAGATGCTGTAGCCATATCATATGAATATCCCTGATACACAGTTTCTTCTATTTGAAAATTACCTAAACCACCTAAAGCCATATTGGCAATAGTGGTATTGTGGGACATTGAAGTGTCATCATATATATTTGTTATTGCCGTCTTAACAATTTTTGGTTCTGTCACCGGACCATACAGATAACCTTTCACGGTGAAGGTTAGAGTCCATATGATGCTACGTACTTTCGAATTGTAATCACCTTCATAGTCAACTTCATTTGAAACGCTTTTCAAAATTATCGGTAGTTGTTTTACGATTCCCATTTCTGGAACCAAATTTACATTTACTGTATAATCTGGTGTAAAATATGGGAGGATTTTTTCCATCAACTGAGCGCCGTCTTCAATGTTACGGACATAAGCCAACAATGAAAAATCAAAATCAAAAGGTACTGGATTGTACACCGCCAAACTTGCACCTGTTTCTCCGCTATAAGAGGTGTTTTTCATGTTGGTGTTTAGTTTACGACCAGCATCATAACTCATGTTCGTCATTTCGAACGACATGATTGGCAGTGTTACTTGAACTTTTTTGTCTAGGTTTGGATCACCTTCTAGGCGAGAAACATATTTTTCTTTTCCACCATAAACAATTGGAACTAAAAAATGTTCCTGTTCGACACCATTGGAATCGTATCGTGCTAATTTAATATCATTGAAAAGGTTACCGAATGCGATAACAACCTTTCTGATTATTCTATGATATGCGTAACTCATGATGGTGTACCGAAAGGATTAGATTCTGATAAGTCCACAACATCATCAGCTTCAGTTTGTATCGAGAAGTTATCATACATTTCACGATCTTGTGGATCAGTCAATGGGTCAACTGCATTTGAAATAACAAAACGTGCATTGCTTGTATTACCAGTTAACAATTGGTTATTTGCAAATGTACCCAGAAGGTCCGTAACTTTAAGTGTACCTGTTGGACGATCCCAATATGCAACTGTGCCAGATACGCCAGATGTGTTTGCTGTGACCACTTCACCTAATGCAAAGTTGTTTGATGCTGTGTTCGCTGTTACCATTAATGTAACATTATATGCTTCTTGGAAAACCGTATCATCAACATTTGGAATGCCAGTGTCGATGGTTTCTTGTGAGTATTTGAACTTCTCAAGTTCAAGTTTGTAGAAGTATGGATACTTGTTACCTAAAACATAAAAGGCTTCTGAATAATTAACATATTTTATTTCATACATTTCACCATTTTGTGATAAGAATGGAATGTAAATCAAATCACCTTCTCTTGGCCTTTGATATGTTTGTGGCACCCAACGTGCAAACGAACGTTTGGAGACAATCACCGACATGTTGTTACGAATTTCTAGTCCAAATTTGGAAAAGAACTCACGTTCACCTTCATAACCATCCACATTTGTTACGTATAATTCCAACGGATATGATGCGTCAAACCTTTTTAATGGATCTTCACCATAAATTAAATCTCTGGCCGAGTCATTACTATTTGGAATGTAATAGCAATCTACACCATTAATTTTAATGGTTTCAATCATCAAGTCTTCTATAAGTCTTTGCTCAGGACTTGAATTGTAGTTATTGAAATAGAGATTTGTTGCCATTAGTTTAGATAAAACTCAACTGGTAGTTCATATTTGGATTGCATTTCAAGTTCCAAATTTTTGATTTCTTCTGTTGCTTCTTCAAAAATTTTATCACCATTTAATGTGACACCACCGGGTAGTTGCACACCTGCAAACTTTTTCAGGTTATTCCCCCAATTACGTTTAATAAGTGCTGTCGCATATTCTTTGAGCCAACGGTCATTCCAAACCGATGCATATTGTGTAGAATCGATCATTGCATAACATTCGGCAATAACAACAGAACCTGCTTTGACTGCTGAACCCCAACCCCAATCACAATATAATTTTTGCATGTGTCGTTGATATCGAATTGGAACTTCACCAGTAAACATAATCTCTAGTGAACGTAGGTGTTGCATCGTAAGTGTATAGTTAACATAAGATGCAGAAGTAAAATCATACAGTTCATTCAAACGAAGTTGATAACGAAGGTCAAACATGTTGTTCGTATTGATAGAATCGGAGAGTGGAAACACTCTTGTTACACCAACAATATTGACCGAATTGTTGCCACTATCAAGTGTCACAGAAGGTGACATATTGATATATTTGTTATTAACATCCGTCTGTGTTATCGCTTTGATATAATATACCTTCTGTAACGCATCAAAATGGTAGTCTTGCCAGTATTGAAACGCATCATCGATACGGTCTTCAACCTGGTCGTCATCAACGTTGATTTCAATGGTTGGAAATCCCAATCTACGTAGGCAATATTCTTTGAACGTTTGTCTGTTTGTTACTGATGGCATATGTTTCCCCTATGGGATTATTTATCTTCTGGTTTCAAGTGGTTTATTTCACGCTTCAATTCATCAATTTGTTTCTGTTGCTCTTTAATTGCTTCAATCAATAAAGGTATTAATTTTTCGTATCGAACAGTAAAATATTTTTCATCAATGGGTGCTGGAACAACAATTTCAGGTTGTACTTTCTGTACTTCTTGTGCGGATACACCAACTTCAAGTTGATATTTGTAGCCAAGTGCTTGTGCAATATTATTTGGATAATAAGTGAAACCATTTAATGTTTTGATTTTTTCAATTGCATTAACAATATTTGAAACTCTTGTTTTCAATCGATCATCGGAGTAAAATGCAGTTATGTTGTTGGTTGCTCTAATTTCACCTGTTGTTGCGCTTGCCGCAGTGCCCACACCAAGCGATGTAAGTTGAGGAGAAGTATTCGTAACTATACCAGCAGGTCCAATGGGTCCAATGGGTCCAATAGGTCCTTGACCGCCACCAGGTCCAATAGGTCCAATAGGTCCAATAGGTCCTTGTGGACCTGTAGGTCCTCTAGGTCCAATCGGTCCGATAGGTCCAATAGGTCCTTGACCGCCACCAGGTCCAATTGGTCCGATAGGTCCTTGTGGCCCGATAGGTCCGATAGGTCCAATAGGTCCTTGACCGCCACCAGGTCCAATTGGTCCGATAGGTCCTTGTGGCCCGATAGGTCCGATAGGTCCAATAGGTCCTTGACCGCCACCAGGTCCAATTGGTCCGATTGGTCCTTGTGGTCCTGTGGGGCCTCTAGGACCAATTGGTCCGATAGGTCCAATAGGTCCTTGACCGCCACCAGGTCCAATTGGTCCGATTGGTCCTTGTGGTCCTGTTGGACCAATAGCACCCAATACTGGATACCACGCTGTAAATGTATTACCTTCGTTAAATCGAACACTTAGTTTTGGTGTACTTGAATTTCGGTCAATCGCAAACATTGCACCATAAGAACCAGCGCCAGTTGCAGGATATTCTGAACCTAAACCAATATACCAAGAGTAGAATTGAGTTCCGCCAGTGCCAGGTCCGTTTGTACTACCTTGTACATAACGATATCCAAATCCGTATGATGGGTTTGTTGCGTCAAAAGCTGTTCTTGTACTATGGACACCACCCATATTGTTGTACAAGTTTACAGCACTTATTCCGTTTAAAGTGGTCGCATCAAAAGATGCTGGTCCGATTGGTCCAATGGGTCCAATAGGTCCGATAGGTCCTTGGCCACCACCTGGTCCAATAGGTCCAATAGGTCCTTGTGGTCCTGTTGGTCCGATAGGTCCAATAGGACCAATAGGTCCGATGGGTCCTTGATTACCAATTGGTCCAATGGGTCCTTGTGGCCCAATTGGTCCAATGGGTCCGATAGGTCCTTGATTGCCGATAGGTCCTTGTGGTCCAATAGGTCCAATGGGTCCTTGTGGTCCTGTGGGGCCTCTAGGACCAATTGGTCCGATGGGTCCGATAGGTCCTTGACCTCCAATTGGTCCGATAGGTCCCTGTGGACCTGTTGGTCCAATAGGTCCAATAGGTCCAATAGGTCCAATGGGTCCTTGATTTCCGATAGGTCCGATAGGTCCTTGTGGTCCAATGGGTCCGATTGGTCCGATGGGTCCTTGATTTCCGATTGGTCCTTGTGGTCCTGAAACACCTTGATTGCCGATTGGTCCGATTGGTCCGATAGGTCCTTGTGGTCCAATAGGTCCAATTGGTCCGATGGGTCCTTGATTTCCGATAGGTCCTTGTGGTCCGATTGGCCCGATAGGTCCGATGGGTCCTTGTGGACCTGTTGCACCTCTTTGACCAGCAATCGTAATAGTCCAAGAAGATGCGGCTGTTGTGCCTAAGTTAAAATCTGCGGCAATTGCAAATGATGTGCCAGTGATTGTGACAACACCTTCGAAAAAGTTTGCGCCGGTGTTTGTTGCTCTTACACGATTTCCTGTTACAAAATTATGAAAAGTTGTATTAACAATTAGAGTAATTGTTCCCACACTTGCAGGCGTAGCATTCGTTGTTGATGTTACTGATGAACCTGGTCCAGTTGCACCAGTTGGTCCCTGTGGCCCAATAGGTCCGATAGGTCCGATAGGTCCTTGATTGCCAATAGGTCCGATTGGACCTTGTGGTCCGATTGGCCCAATTGGTCCAATAGGTCCGATTGGTCCTTGTGGTCCAGTGTTGCCGATAGGTCCTTGTGGCCCAATTGGTCCAATAGGTCCGATGGGTCCTTGATTGCCGATAGGTCCGATTGGACCTTGTGGACCTACAGGTCCAATGGGTCCTTGTGGTCCAATGGGTCCGATAGGTCCAATGGGTCCTTGTGGTCCAGTGTTGCCGATAGGTCCGATTGGACCTGTGGGTCCTGTTGGGCCTCTAGGTCCGATTGGTCCTTGTGGTCCAGTACCACCGATAGGACCTTGTGGTCCAATGGGTCCAATAGGGCCGATGGGTCCTTGATTACCAATTGGTCCAATGGGTCCAGTAGGTCCTATCGGACCAATGGGTCCTGCTGGTCCTTGTGGTCCTGATGTGCCTGCTGGTCCCTGTGGTCCTGTTGCACCAAAACCTCCGGCACCAACCCATTGGCCATTAGCGGCAATCACATAAGTGTTGCCTACTGTTAAGCCATTCTTAACTAAGAATGTATTTGCTGATGCCAAGGTTCACTCTCCCCTAGGTGTATTATTCTTATTATTTGTAAAAACCGGTTCTAACTAATTTAATTGTTAGTGGCTCGCTTGTTGTTGGTGTGAACAATAAATTCACAATGTTTGAATTGGACCTTGTTTTGCTTATATCTAAGTTTGCAGAAAAAGTACCGAGCGTTCTATTAAAAAGAGTACCTTGTTCGGTAGAATATACATCATCTTCATCTTGCATTACATATATTGTTGTGAACAAATATCTTCTGGTATCACCCGAAGAACCGTCAACAATTACAGAGTATGTTGCCGCACGATAATCATCTGCATGAAAAGAATCAACAATGGTTACATTACCTGTTCTTGAAATTACATTATTAGATGTTACAGAAAACGCACCACCAGAAACAAGACCACCCACATTTAGAACTCCCGTTACCGAGCCGTCACCAAAAAGGTTGAACTGCCCCACATTTGTTGTGGGGGTTCCAATTATCAATGCATCAACTACCGCTTTATTACTCATGTTATGCTTGTGCTTCTGTCCAAGAGATACGTGATTGAATGTTTCGTGCGTTCGTATTTAAACTTGTTACAACAATTGTCACCACATCAGGACCATCTGGGAATACTTGTGTTCCTGTGCTGTTATTTGTGCCGCCACCGTTAACAGAGTTACCGAGGTCACGAACAAGGTTCAAATCTTGTTGTGTAGCAGAATAAATTGTACCGCCACCATCGTTATTAACGAAGAATGCGTAAATCAAGTCACCACCACGAACGTTACGCCCCGCTGTATGATAACATACTTGCGAAAGGCTTGGAGCACCAGCAGTTTGCCATGTGTCACCAGAATCTACAATACCATTCAAGATCAATTTAACCAAGAAAATACCATTTGTTAAAATATCCAATTGACGAAGTGTCAACTGCATTGTATTGAGAACTTCACGTTGGCCAAGAACACCTGGAATACCAGAATCAACTGAAGGTGCGAGTCTAATTGAAAGAACTGCGTTCGTTGCACCTGCACCAATATTAATTGATGAGGTTGACGGTGTAGAGAACACGAATGATTTATCGTCATCGTAACGACCGTCCATAATAACAGAAGAACCCCAGTGTGATATGGCTGGTACAAACTGTGGTCTTGCAAGGGAAACCGCAATTGGTGCAGTAGCAGAATAGGTGTGTCCAGTTGCTGTTACACCCATTGGATCAACAATCAAGGTTAAGCCACTACCTGCGGCTGTGGCCGCACGGCTCATTTGAATACTGTTTGGAGTGCCTGCTGTAATAGAAATAATAAATGTTCCTGTTGAAATTCCCGTACCTGTAATTCTTTGACCAACTTGAAGACCTGTTGTTGGTGATGTTGTTGTCATGGTTGTTGAACCACCAACAGTCACACAACCAGTAAGTGCAGTATTACCTGTTCCACCACGTGTTAAACCTGTAAATGTACCGGCAGTTTTACCTGTGTAGTTGATGTATTCCATATTTGCTGGATTTTTAATTAATAGTGAACCCGCAGAAGGAAAGTTTGCTGTGTTTGCAACAGAAATACTTGTATCACCGGAAGAAATTGAACCGGTGATTAATGTTTCTGGTACATATGTGTTAACTTCATAACGTGCTGGAAGGTTACCTGAACGTAGATATGCTTCTGTCAACTGATTGTTATGAATAAATCTGTGGCAATAAATGACTTGACCTGATTGATCTTTGAAACCGAATCGGATTGCACCTGCACCATACCAAGAATAGTCCATATAGAACATCTGAATTCTGGACAAGTCGATGTTGTAACCTGAAGGTCCTGTTCCGTCCATACGGTCCAAGTTCCATGCAGTTTGTGCAATTCTAGTATCAATAATTTCTGAAATAACTGCTGTCGCTTTACCTGATAATGTTACACCACGGTATGGTGGAGAAATTTGCATGGATGTGTCTGATGCAATTGACATAATTTTGTAACACATACCACGAATAGAAATGAACTGGCCGGGGAAACATTGTTTGCTAAACAATGTTGTTACACCGTTTACAGTTGCACCAGTTACAGTTGATGATCCGTTGGTTACGTTTACATAACCAGATAGTTGTGTTGTTGAACTTCTACGAACGGCCCACAGAGTTTGTCCATCATATTCAAAGAACATACCGTTAGTCGCAGTAAACATACCAATACGTGCTGATGCACCATACCAGTTTGTGACACTCAGTAATGAATTTCCGGATGCTGGTGTTGCAGATGGTGTTGAAAGTGCTGTGTAAGTGAATGTATAATTTGTTGGTGTATCAACAACAGTAAAGTTTCCGTTATACGCAGTTTCAGTACAACCAGCAATTGTTATACCGACACCTGGAAACAAAAAGTGTGCAACTTTTGTTGTAACAGTTACTGTTGTGCCTGAAGAAGAAATTTGGTCAACAATAATATTTGGACGAAGAATCGTACCTGTTGACCATTGAATGCCCTTACCAGATTGATAACGGAAGTAACGGCGAGTCTGACGAACAATAGCATTGTCTTGAGCGCCAGTACCCATAGATAATGCTGTACCACCATCAAAAGGTCTGTGTGCGGCTACACCGTATGGTTCAGCATAAACTCCACCGCCAGCACCAACAGCAATCGAACCTGTGGGTGCGCTTGTAACACGAACTTTAAATGAAGTTGATGACGTTACAGTAACAACAGTCCAGTTACCATTAGGTGCATTTGTTGATGCTGTTAAGCCGTAGCAATAGATGGAAGAACCAACACTCAATCCGTGTGGTTCGTTTGTTGTGAATGTTACTAATGTACCTGAGTTAGTAATTGTTGAAATTGAAAAGGCGGCACCAGTATAGAAACCACCAGAAAATACTTGTGTGGAAACAGAATTGAAAATAGATTCTGTTACGTTTGCACTCGATGATCCAGAATAAACAACGTTAGCACCTGATCTAGAATCTGCAATAAACAATCCATTGAAGTCATCGTTGTATGTGTCTTGCAACTGAATTGGTGTGCCCGCTTCTGGTACTTGAGTTGGTGTAATAAAATAACCTGCACCAGAAATTGCTACGTTAGCTGATGCTTGAAGTTGTAGTGAAGTGTTATTTGCAACTGTAGAAACAATACCAACAAACACATTGGATGCATTATAAATTGCATAACCCGGAACAATTTGAGTAGTAAATGACGAACTTAATCCTGTTAATGTTGCACCAGATGTGGTTACTATTCCGGATCCTGTTGCTTGTGTGAAGGTTATCGTTGCATTCTTGGAGCCAGAAGTTGTTATAATATCTGTAACTGTTAGTGGCTGTTGCAGGTTTGGATAGTACGTTGAACGGTTTGATAAGTAATTAACTGTTTCCCATTTCGTAGGCTGTAGACCATATTCAAAGTCGGTATCAATTAGAGACTGTGGTAAAGATGTACGGAGTTTACTTACAGGATCCATCAACGTTTCTGATGGCATAATTGACTGGTCAACTTCATCAACAAGAATTGAAATCTTGTCGGCTGAAGACATAGCCGCAGTGTTGTATGCAAGAACAATCGTGGTCTGTGTTGCACTTGGAGAACCAGGAGTAACCGTAGCGGTCAGAACCGGGTCTGAAAAGTTGTAAATAACTTTATTACCAGCGGTTACGTTAGTAATCAGAACAAGTCTCTCCGCAGGGTAGTAATGCGGAATAATGATTGTTTTAGTTGCAGGATTAAAAGAATAGTTTGGGTTGGTACTATTCTCTAAAATTACTCTACGTGCCATGTTTTAAACTCCATTTATTAATAACCAGTCATAATTGCTATTGGACTGAAAGGGTATTTCTTTGTTTGTGCCGCTGTTATCTGATTTGGTGCCAGAACTCTAATCGTGCAATCCATGTTGGTCTGTGGTGCAGAAGAAAATGATACTTGAGAAACATTTCCTGTGTTTGCTACGCTGTAACCTTTTGTGAATGCTAGGAAACCGGAACCAAAAACTATATCATATGTATTTATGAATGGAGGAATCGACATACCTCCCAATTGAACCAGAATCTGTTCAGAAGCCAAAATATTTACTACATTTGCTTCTGCATAGAGGTCGAATGTTCTTGTAATACCATCAAAATATGCTGAAATATCATCAATTACTGTGATGTTTGTTGTTGCAGTATTTGCAACCGCATACGCCGCATTTGCTGTTGCATAACCAGCATTGGCGGTGGCATAACCAGCATTTGAGGTTGCGTATCCGGCATTAGCAGTTGCGTAAGCCGCATTTGCCATGTTGGAGATACCAAAACCCAAACGACCACCAATTGGAAGACCGATCTGTTTATATGTCGGCGCTGCCGCATATGTTGACCAGTCTTGGAAAGTATTCTCTGTCGATACCATAATACCATCGGTATTACCGTTCGAAGAAATAACCCATTGTCCACCAGAAACACCAAATTCATTCCAGCGAATGTACGTATTAGTTTGATTACCACGATTGATAACCAACTGGTTGTTTGATGTTGGTGTAATTGCTGTTGTCAGACCAGCACTCATCGTAATAACGTTTGTCTGAACGTCTAAGTTAGCTGATGAAATTGCGGCAAATGAACCCTGAACTTGCAGATTACCAGTGATGATTACGTTACCGGTAATGAAACCTTCACCATTAACGTCAAGTGTATAACGAGGATCACTTCTGTTAACACCAAGTCTTGCACGTGGTGCATCATAGAGCATAACACCAGTGTTACCTGTTGCTATACCAGCAATCAAATTGCCGTTTGCGGTTACTGTTCCGGCGTATAAGTTTGCGGTTGCACCGGTGAGGTACAAAGGACCAGTCATTGTGTCGCCAGTTTTGGATACTTTGAGTGCCGCATTGCCTGTGATTTCACCACGGAGAGTTGCTACATTTGTAGAAACAATACTGTTTGTGTATAGGTTTGTCGATACAGCGTTAGCCGAAATTCTTGTATTGATTACGTTAGCAGTTAGGTTTGCAACGTTTGTTGTAATGTAAGCATCTGTATTCAAACGAAGTGTTGTTGCGTTTGTTGTAACCGAACCGTTCAGGGTGGCAACGTTGTTCGTAACTTCACCACGAATTGTGGACAAGTTAGCGGCAATCATAGTAACAGCCAATGAGTTTGCACCGGCAGCATTAGCCGTTATTTCACCACGAAGTGTTGCTACATTAGCGGATATATTGGTATTAATTACGGAGTTAGCCGATACTGCATTGGCTGTGATCTCACCACGAAGTGTTGCTACATTAGCGGATATATTGGTATTAATTACGGAGTTAGCCGATACTGCATTGGCTGTAATCTCGCCACGCAAGGTCGCCACATTAGCAGAAATGTTGGTATTAATTACGGAGTTGGCTGATGCCGCATTAGCAGTAATAGAACCGTTGATTGTCGATACATTAGAACTAATAGAACCATTAATCGTAGCAACGTTAGCAGAGATATTAGCATCTGTATATTGATTTGCGGCCGTGTTGTTTGCTGTAATCTCTCCACGGAGAGTGGCAACGTTGGCTGATATTTCACCACGAAGTGTTGTAGTATTAGCGTCAATCGAACCATTAATTGTTGCTACATTCGATGTGATTGAGCTATTTAATGTAGATACGTTACCTGATATTTCACCACGGAGAGTAGCAACATTTGCGGAGATGTTGGTATTGATAACTGAGTTAGCCGATATAGCATTGGCAGTAATCTCTCCACGGAGAGTTGCTACGTTGGATGTTATTGAGCCATTTAACGTGGAAACATTAGATGTAATCGAACCGTTTATTGTGGCTACGTTAGCCGATATATTAGTATTGATTACAGAGTTTGCTGATATCGCATTGGCTGTAATCTCTCCACGCAAGGTAGTCACGTTAGCAGATATATTGGTATCAATAACAGAATTAGCCGATACTGCATTAGCCGTAATCTCACCACGTAGAGTAGCTACGTTGGCCGATATATTGGTATTGATTACAGAGTTGGCACTTATCGCATTCGCTGTAATAGAGCCATTGATTGTTGATACGTTACCTGAAATTTCACCACGTAGTGTTGCTACGTTAGCCGTTATTTTTTGATCCATTGCAAGATTTGCAGACAAAGATTGCGTTGCAATGGATGTATTAATTGTTGTTACATTGGATGAAATTTCACCACGGAGTATGTCAACGTTTGCAGAAATTGCAGAATTTACATATGTGTTTGTTGAAGTTGCATTCGATGCAATCTCACCACGTAACGTGGCTACGTTAGCTGAAATATTTGTGTTAATAACCGAGTTAGCCGATACAGCATTGGCTGTAATCTCACCACGGAGAGTGGCAACGTTGGATGTTATTGAACCATTTAATGTTGCTACGTTAGCTGAAATGTTTGTGTTAATAACCGAGTTAGCCGATATAGCATTGGCAGTAATCTCTCCACGGAGAGTTGCTACGTTAGCCGATATATTGGTATTGATAACCGAGTTAGCCGAAACCGCATTCGCTGTAATCTCTCCACGTAAGGTGGCTACGTTAGCCGATATATTGGTATTGATAACCGAGTTGGCAGAAGCGGCATTAGAGGTGATTTCACCACGTAACGTGGCTACGTTAGCCGATATATTAGTATTGATTACAGAGTTGGCTGATACCGCATTAGCGGTGATTTCACCTCTTAGTGTTGCTACGTTGGCGGAGATGTTTGTGTCAATTACCGAGTTGGCAGATACTGCATTAGCCGTTATTGAACCATTTAATGTGGCAACGTTTGCTGTAATCTCACCACGTAAGGTGGCAACATTTGAAGAAATGTTTGTATCGATTACTGAATTGGCTGACACAGCATTAGCGGTGATTTCACCCCTCAAGGTGGCCACATTTGCGGAGATGTTGGTATTAATTACCGAGTTAGCACTTGCGGCGTTAGCTGTAATCTCTCCACGGAGAGTAGCAACGTTGGCACTAATATTAGTATCAATAACTGAGTTAGCCGATATAGCATTGGCAGTAATCTCACCACGAAGTGTGGCTACGTTGGCACTAATATTGGTATTGATTACAGAGTTGGCTGATACCGCATTAGCAGTAATCTCACCACGAAGTGTGGCTACGTTGGCACTAATATTGGTATTGATTACAGAGTTGGCTGATACCGCATTAGCAGTTATTTCTCCACGTAAGGTGGCAACGTTCGCAGAAATGTTAGTATCAATAACTGAGTTAGCTGATACCGCATTAGCAGTTATTTCTCCACGAAGTGTGGCTACATTTGAACTAATGTAAGAATTGGTGTTTAGTATTGAACTATTTGCTGTATTATATGCACCATTGGCATGAACGTATGAAGAATTTGCTTGAGCAAAAGCCGCATTCGCTTGATTATAACCAGTATTCGATGTATTATATGCACTATTAGCGTGAGCGTATGAAGAATTTGCAGTTGTGTATCCAGCATTAGCCGTGGCATATGCTGAATTAGAATTTTGATATGCGGCATTTGCAATAGTTGATACAGTTGATACCGTATTTGAGATTGCATTAGTTATTTCAGTTGTAAAGGCTGTAATTTGTACTGTTGAGTCTGGAAATGTTAATGTTCCATCTTTTGTGAAATTCCATTGTGAGAAGATTCCACCACCAACATTTGCTTGTATTATAACATCTGTATTTGCATATACTGTTGATACACCGAATGCTGCCGCAATAAAACCAGAAGCATCATTAAGAACATTTGCTGTAATTGCTATTTCATCCGTTGGTAAATTCAATATTCCGCCACCACCAGCAAATTTTAAATCTCCGGTCATTGTGTCGCCAGATTTACTTACTTTGGTGTTTGCTGTTGAATAAGCCGCATTAGCCGTTGCATAACCAGCATTAGCCGTTGCATAAGCCGCATTGGCGCTGGCATAACCAGCGTTAGCAGTAGCATACCCAGCATTAGCCGTTGCATAAGCCGCATTAGCCTGATTAAAAGCCGGTTGAATTTGTGGTGTTACATTGTTGGCAGCCGCATAAGCGGCATTAGCCGTTGCATAAGCCGCATTAGCCTGATTAAAAGCCGGTTGAATTTGTGGTGTTACATTGTTGGCAGCCGCATAAGCGGCATTAGCCGTTGCATATGCACCGTTCGCATAACTACCTATCGCAATCTTTTCAAAACCTGTGCCAGTATTTGTCAACAGCCATGACTTATCAACTTCAGACCACATAAGTAATGTGTTTGGTTGATTACCCCTGGCAACTTCGATACCAGCATTTGCAATTGGAGTTCCATATGCATTCGCATTCAACGTAATAATATTATCGTTGATTAAAAGTATCTGTGTATTTGTATAAACAGTGTTACCATTAACAATAAAATCACCATTAATGGTTACATTGCCACCAATTGTACCACCAGAAGAATTGAATTTTAAATTTGCTGTATTAAATGCGGCATTTGCATGTAATGAAACGGTGTTTATTTGAGAATAAACTGGACCCAATTCTTCACCAGCGGGAATATATTGTATATTCCTAACTTTTGTTGGGTTTTGTTGGCCACTTGATACTCTCACTGAGCCAATAGTTACTGTGTTACCTGTTGCCATTTATAACATGCCCGCTGTTTTTGTTACCTGTGGTGAAACATTAACAATTCCCTCCAAAACTCTCACTCTATTGCTTCCTCCAGCAGATGTAATATACACATCATAAACATATCTTCCGGCGTAAATGTTTGCTGTATTTGCCGAGGTCATACTCATTGTTATTGTTCCATTAGCACCACCTGTTGTGATTGAAAATGTTGCCGATGCATTGGATGAATAATATGATTTTCTCATTTGAGAAGTTGATGTATAGCCTACGAGATTCATGGGCTCACCACTCACATCATCAAGTGTGATTGTCGTGTTAAAGTCTGCACCTTGTTCTAAAAATAGTTCTGAATAACCTGCTGGCATATTGTTAGTTCCTTTAATGGTATATTTATTTGTTATTGGAACTTAATAACAGGACCAATACAACCTGGTCCCGTTATTTACGGCAGTTTCTTCTTCAACTCTTTGATTTCTTCCGAAAGTTCTTTTACGGCTTCAATCAAAATTGCAGTGATTTGTGAGTAACGAACGGCTTTAGAAGTTTCATCATTTTCAATATTCTTGGTTTCATAAACAAGTTCTGGAGCAACCTTCTCAAGTTCTTGAGCAATAACACCAATCATTTTATCGGTTTTACCGATGTAGTTGAAAGTATAACCGTTCAGGGACTCAATCATCTCTAATCCATTAGGAATACGAACTATATTTTCTTTGAGTTTGATATCGGATGGTGAACCGTATGCAGTAACATCCGCTACTGAAATAATTCCGTTTGCGTTTATTTGAGCCCAATTTGTACCAGTATGTGACGAAAATGTTACACCTTCATTAGATGAAGTTGCAATATTTGAGGGCACGGTGCTGTCGACCGCCGGAGTGAAAACAAATGTAGCATAATCACCATACAAAGTCACAAGGCCGCCGCCGTTGAGTATTTCACCGGAAATAAACCCACCAACTGTTTTTAAATCGCCGGTGTTTGGATTTACTGTCACCGCTCTGGAACTAGAAAATGCTGTCTGAGCAACACCTAAGTTTTGAACGCCTACAATGTTCAATACTGGACCAGATCCGGTGCTTGTAGAATTAATTACAGTTGATGGTCCGCCTGGTCCAATAGGTCCAATTGGTCCGATAGGCCCTTGTGGTCCAAGAGGTCCGATGGGTCCAATAGGTCCGATTGGTCCTTGTGGTCCAATAGGTCCAATAGGTCCGATTGGTCCTTGTGGTCCAATAGGTCCAATTGGTCCAATTGGTCCGATAGGTCCCTGTGGTCCAATAGGTCCGATTGGTCCTTGTGGACCGATAGGTCCAATTGGTCCGATAGGTCCGATTGGTCCTTGTGGTCCTGTAGGTCCTGTAGGCCCTCTAGGTCCGATGGGTCCAATAGGTCCGATTGGTCCCTGTGGTCCAATAGGTCCGATTGGTCCTTGTGGTCCGATTGGTCCAATGGGTCCTTGTGGTCCGATTGGTCCAATGGGTCCTTGTGGTCCAATAGGTCCGATTGGTCCTTGTGGTCCTGTTGGGCCTATAGGTCCAATAGGTCCAATAGGTCCGATGGGTCCTTGTGGTCCAATAGGACCAATAGGTCCGATTGGTCCAATAGGACCTTGAGGTCCGATAACACCTCTTGCAGAGAAGTTAAGCATCAACACATCATTATTGGAAAACACACCAGTTGAAGACTGATAATTTACAGCAAGAACACCATAACCCGTTGATGTTGCAGA